CCGTAACGGCTCTACCATTCACACACTGGCAGAAGACGTGATCTTCTCGACCAAGGGCGTCTGCGTGGCGTTCGAATATATCTCAGGAACATGGAGAATTCGCGTTGGCTAATGCAGCAAACCTTGTGAATTTTGGTACTGGCGGGTTGAACGTCGGGGATTGGACCTATTCGGCCTATCCGCTGACTGCACCTGCCTATTTGCCACTAACTAACGACACAGCATCCTACCTGACCTCAAGCTACCCCACGCTTGGCGCGATCTTTGCGCCGACGACGGTGGCCTATTCTGCTGCGGCTAAGACGATCCCTAAAGCCTCAGTGGCCTTTAACTTCTTGTTCGGCAACAACACCTACATGGGGTGGAACACCACAGGTGACATCATTACGTCGCCAGATTGCACGACTTGGACGTCCAGCGGTATAAACACCAACTACTTTATCCCTACGTATTATGGCATGAACAACGCTACAAATGGCGATCAAAGCTGGATGTCCATGACCTATGGAAACGGCAAGTTCGTTGCCGCTAGGGCTGGTCCAGCAATTCCGGGCATTAATTTTTCAGGATCAACGTACGGGTGGGCAAATTCTATCGGCGGCACCGCTGTGTCCTATGATAATGGCGTGACTTGGGTTCAGGGATCACTCCCAAACTTAACTTATACCCAATCTGGTGCTAGTCCCGCGTACACCGCTACATTACAAATTGGCTGGCGTAGTATAGGGTTTGGAAATGGTGTATTTGTTGCCATAGGCTATGGATACAACGCCGATGTTTCCACTCAAGCATATATATTTTATTATTCTTATTCTCCAGACGGGGTTGATTGGTCAACCCCTGTTCAGTTTAATGCTAGTGGTGTTACCCCTGCTGGATACTTTACAGCCCCGACTATGGCTTTTGGTAATGGAAAGTATGTAGCTGTAAATCAAAGTACTAGCTCATCTTACGGTCAAATAGTATGGGTGGGTAACGGCCCTACTAGCTGGAGCCAACAGGGCCTTCCAACGGCCTTAACTTGGAATTCTGTTGCTTTTGGAAACGGCGTTTTTGTTGCGGTTGGGGGGGCTCAAACTAGCCCTTATAACACAACCTCTGCTGCGACATCGCCTGATGGGGTGACGTGGACTGCTAGGACTATGCCCGCCTCGCTGCAGTGGGTTTCAGTAGCATTTGCTAACGGCTATTTTGTGGCTGTTGGGCAGAATGGTTCCTTTACCTCAACCACAAGCGCCATTGCCACCAGCACGGATGGTATAACATGGACGCTCCAGACAGCCACGGCAGCTATTACTCGAGGTATCGTCGGGGGCGGAAACGGTAAGTTCATCTATCAAGACAGCACGGGCTCTCTTGCGTCATCAACCACGGCAACGCTGGTCTCCATCTCCGCCTCAGCCTCGTCCTTTACGCTTCCAATGCCCCCCGCAATGCGGGGCGTAATCCCCTACATGAAGGCGACCTAACATGGCCAACCTCACCTACTACGCCTTTGACGACCAGTGGATTTACACTCAGCCCATCTCGGTTGACCCCTATGGGCCAATGCCGACCAACGCTGCGCCCATCGCGCCGCCAGCCACCACGGGCACACAGGTCGCTCAGTGGCAGGGTATCCAGTGGGTCATCCTTGCAGAGCGCCCGCCTGTTCCGGTTCCCCCGCCGCCACCACCGCCTCCCCCGCCCTCAGCGCCCACCTACACCCGCCTGCAGTTCCTGTTTCTCTTCACCCCACAAGAGGTCATCGCGGTCCAGAACGCGGCGCTAACTAACGAGTCGGTGGCCTACTACAACTATATGATCAACGCGGTGGTCACCTTGCAGCTGACGGATCAGACTGTTATCAATGGGGTTAACATGCTAGCCACAGAGGGCGTCATCACGCCAGAACGCGCTGCGCAAATCCTTGCTGGTGATCCGGCACCCACTGCTCCGTAAGGTACCGCTGGTATGGCTTTCATTAAGCTGCAGTTCAAACCGGGTATGAACCGTGACCAGACCAACTACTCCAACGAGGGTAGTTGGTGGGACGGCAACAATATTCGGTTTCGCTCTGGGTACCCCCAGAAGATCGGTGGATGGGCTAAGGCTGCTTACTCGTCGTTCTATGGCGTGTGTCGCCAGTTCTGGAACTGGGTGACGACCTATGCGGATAACTTCATAGCCCTAGGGACCAACAACAAGCTCTACATCAACGCGGGTGGGCAGTTCTACGACGTCACCCCGCTGCGAGCTGTAAACCCTACCCTAAGCTCCACGATCACCAACAACTGTGTTCAGACCTTTGCGGGCTCGACCACGGTGACCCTGAACCTAGGCTCTGCTACTGACCCCAACTGCGTTGTGGGGTCCTTTGTGACTGTGCGGGGTGTGACTGGCACGGTGGGTGGCATCCCTAATAGCGATATCAACGCTAACCAGATCGTTACAGCAGTGGGCAGTACGTCGATCTCCTTTGTTGTAGCTACAGCCGCTTCGTCCAATGTGGCCGCTGGCGGCGGCACGGCTATCTTCATCGACTTCGAGATTGCCCCCGGTAACGTGACCTCTGTGCGAGGCTATGGCTGGGGTGTGAGCTATTGGGGACGTGGAACTTGGGGGTCTGGTGCCCCTGCACCGTATGCGACCCTGCAGCGGGATTGGTTCTTTGATAACCTCGACAACGACCTCATCATGAACATCCGTGAGGGCGTGCCTTACTATTGGGCTCGGGGTACGAACGTAGACCCAGCTACGTCCTTGGCTACCCGCGCCATTACCCTCGCTGCCTATGCGACGAGCGCTGGATACCCAAGCGCTGCAGTCCCTGTGAAGGTCACCCAACTGCTCGTCTCGCAGCAGGATCGTCATGTCATCGCCTTCGGCGCTGTGCCCTACGGCAGTACCTCTACAGCTGACTTTGACCCCCTGCTTATCCGCTGGTGCAGCCAAGGCTCGCCGGGAGAGTGGACGCCTACTGTAACGAACTCTGCAGGCTTCCTACGGGTCTCTCGCGGCTCTGGCATCGTCAGGGCGCTGCCCACACGTCAGGAAATTCTTGTCTTCACAGACACGCACCTCTTCACCCTGCAGTTCCTCGGCACGACCGACGTGTTCGGCCTGCAGGAGTATGCTGACAACATCTCCATCATCTCACCTCGGGCGGTTATCACAGCTGCCAACATCACCTACTGGATGGGTAACGGTAAGTTCTACGCCTATACGGGCCGCGTGGAGACGCTCGCCTGCTCGCTGCGTAACTACGTGTTCGAAAACTTGAACCGTGACCAATATGCTCAGATCGTGTGCGGCACCAACGAGCAGTGGAACGAGATTTGGTGGTTCTACCCCAGCGCCGACTCCAACTGGAACAACAAGTACGTCATCTACAACCACCTTGAGCGCATCTGGTACTATGGCGATATGGAGCGCACAGCTTGGCTGGACTCCGCGCTGCAGTACTACCCCATTGCTGCTGATACCCTACAAGGTGCAGCGCAGGGATATATGTACTCTCATGAGCAGGGTGTGGACGCTGACGGTGCGCCCCTATCTGCCTATATCCTGTCCAACGACTTCGATATCGGTGACGGCGACAGCTTCATGCTATCCAGCCGTCTGGTCCCTGACGTAGGCTTCGATGGTTCCACTGCAGGTACTACCCCAACTGCTACGGTCACGGTCTATCCACGAAACTTCCCCGGCCAGAACTATAATTCAAATATGACCCAGACCGGGCCTGTAGCTGGCAATTCTGCCGATATTAACCAGTATACCAACCAAGTCTTTATGCGCACCCGTGCTCGTCAGATGGCCTTTAAAATCCAGTCCGAGAACCTCGGGACGCAGTGGCAGCTTGGTGCGCCGCGACTTGACGTTAGACAAGACGGCAAGCGTTGAGATGGCCCTTGATAGGTTCAAAGCCTCGCCCCTACCTAACCCGCCGATGGAGTATGACCCCCAGTATGTGCGGCAGCTCATCCGTGTGATCGAGGGATACTTCTCTCAGCTCGACTCCAACACACCTAATCATGCGCAGAAGTACACTGCAGACACGTTCAACGGCATACTCGCAACCAAGAACGTCACGACCACACAGAAGAACGCGCTAACCCCCGCCGCAGGCTGGGTGGTTTTTGACACGACTTTGGGCAAACTTTGTGTCTATTCTGGTAGTGCTTGGCAAACTATAACGTCGGTATAATTCTCACCCTAAGGATCGTTCGCTATGGATGGTACTCCCAACGCTGCCACCTTCGGGTCTCCTAACCCTGACACGGGGGCCTATGGCAACAACTCTAGCCCAAGCGCACCCATGAACAATGCTATGTCACCTATGGTGCAGCAGCTGCAGAACTTTGGTCGTAACGGCGACACGCAACTCGTCCATATGAGCTCTAATGAGATTGGTGGCCTGCAGGCCCTAGCGCAAGCCCACGGCGGCTCTTTGACGATCAACCCTTACACGGGCCTCCCAGAGGCGAACTTCCTCTCTAAAATCCTCCCTACCGTCCTCGGGATGGTCTTGGCTCCCTTCACGGGTGGCCTATCGGCAGCGATGCTTGTCGGCACGGGTGCGACGATTGCGAGCGGCGGTGACCTCAAGAAGGGCCTTATGGCTGGTCTTGGCGCGTTCGGTGGCGCGGCTCTCGGTAGCGCCCTAGGCGCAGGCTTTGGTGCTGCTGGTGCGGGTGCTAGTGGTGCTGGTGCTGCTGCCACACTCCCCGGTTCTACTGTGGCTACCACGCTAGCTCCTGCAGCTACTGCAACCGGGATATCTCCTCTTACCGCCGCCGTTGCTAATCCGGCCTTGATGGCTCCCTCAGCCGTTACTTCGGGCACTGTTGCTGGCTCTCAAATTTCTCAGGCTGGACAGCTAGCCGGGGCTGCTATGAAGGCACCTAGCTTTATCCCGGCGCAAGCCGGGAACTCCGCCACAGGTATGGCCGCAGCTCAAAGCCTAACCCCCGCAGGGACTTCGGTTGCGGCACAAAACGCCGGGTTTAACCTCCCACTTAGTATGGGGTCCGTTGCAAATGCACCCGCTGCTCTGGCAAATGCACCCGCTGCTCTGGCAAATGCGGTAAACCCTGCATCAAACCCTGCAGAGATGGCTCTTCGCATGGGTAACCCGGCAGCAAAAGCCGGATTAAAGGCGAGCTTAAACCTACGTAACCCCATGATCTCTAAAATGCTTGGTCCTGACCTCGGGGATAAGGTGGCTACGTTTGGGGACAAGTTCTCCAATGCCGCAGGTACAAACCTCTCGAGGACCGCGACTAATCCAAGCATGCTGAAGACGGGTCTCGCGGCACTAGGTGTGGCCAATCCGATCTTGGACGCTATGGCTCCTACCGATAACTTCGAGATGCCCAAAGAGCCGAAGTGGAACTACCAAGGCCCATATAAGCCTCAGGACCGTAAGGTGCGGTTCCCCACAGGGACACCTAATGGGGGCCCTGAGTTTAGCTATTTTGAAGATAGCAACCCTTACCCCGGCTATCTTACTTCAACGGGTGAGATGCCAACTGGGTTTGCTGACGGCGGTAGTGCCGGTCCAGTCTTTAGTCAGACGACGGGTGCCATTGAAGGCGGGTATATGCCTCAGGCTATGCCCCAAACTATGGATGCCCAGAACGCCAGTGCGCTTCAAGCTCGCCGTGCAGACAGCATCTTTGCACCTTCGCAAGTGCAAACCTTTGGTGGCCCTATGAGCGGCATCCAGCAAGCTCAGCAAATGATCGACCCCGGCAAGTTTATGCACGATATGCAGGGTAATAGGGGAGGCGGCGGAGGCGGCGGAGGCGGCGGCGGAGGCGGCGGCGGAGGCGGCGGCGGAGGCGGCGGAGGCGGCGGAACTACTAACCCCGGTCCTAACACCAACACGGGGATGTTGACTGAAACACAGCAAATCCAAGCCCGAGAAGCAGCAGCTAAAGCCGCTGCCGATAAAGCTGCCGCCGACGCTAAGGCCGCTGCGGATGCTAAGACTAAAGCCGCTGCAGATGCGGCTAAAGCCGCTGCTGACAAAAGAGCTGCTGACGCTAAAGCCGCTGCTGACGCTAGGAACAAAGGTAAAGGACCCGGCCCCGGCCCCGGCCCCGGCGGTGGTGGCGGACCTAGCCCCGGCCCCGGTGGTGATTTTGGTGGTTATGACGGTAATGGTACTGAGGTCACTGGTGACCCAACGGATGGGTATTATGGCGGCAACGGTGGCGACTATAACTACGACGACAGCACCTACGTAGACGAAACAGGTATGAACCCCGGCGGGGGCACCTATGGCGGTGACTACAACTACGTCGACGATACTGGCATGCCTTTCGATGCGTCCAACTTCGACTTCTCTCAGATAGGCCCTAATGGCTCGGGCAATATCGATAGACGCGATACGGGTGGTGACTATAATTATGTCGACGACAGCTACTCTCCCTCTGACTACGGGATGGGGCCTGATACCTTCTCCACCGACTTCCAGCCCACCAGCAGTGACGATTTTACCTATGACCCCAACTTAAACTACGGTGACTTCCAACCCACCAACACCTTTGACTATGGCGGAACAGGCAACGACACCTACTCCCAGTCCGACTACGGTGACTTCCAACCCACCAACACCTTTGACTATGGCGGAACAGGCAACGACACCTACTCCCCTGCTGACTACGGTGGCTCGGGTGGCGACTTCGGCGGCGACTTTAGCGGCAACTTCTCTCCTGCTGACCTCGGTGGAGTGAGTAACGACATCTACTCCCAGTCCGACTACGGCAACTTCCAGCCTACCAATACCTTCGACTACGGTGGCTCGGGCGGCGACTTCGGCGGCGACTTTAGCGGCAACTTCTCTCCCTCTGATTTTGGTGGAGCGGGTGCTAACACAGGCGCGGACATGTATTCTCCTTCTGACTACTACGGTATGGATACCAGCGGCGGCTTCGACGGGATCGGCAATGACTTTGGCTTCGACCAAGGAGACCTTGGAGCCTATGCTAGAGGCGGTCAGGTTCCTCTTGAGGATGGTGCGTTCATCGTTGACGCTCGCACGGTGTCAGAGCTCGGCAACGGCAGCAGCCGTGCAGGTCAAGACCTGCTAGCCCGGTATGGCGGTAAGACGCTTCATGGCCCCGGCGATGGCGTCAGCGACTCGATCCGTGCCAATATTGGTGGTGTGCAGGCTGCCCGTGTGGCTCGCGACGAGGTGAAATTCTCTCCTCAAGCTGTAGCTCGCCTCGGTGGTGGCAACCTCCATAAAGGTACAAAGAAGCTCTATGCCATGATGGAGCGGGCGCAAAAGGCTCGCCAGCATGCTCAACGTGGTCAGAACACAGGACTGCAGGGCATACTTAATAGGTGACGGTTGAAGGCCGTTGTGGCAAATGTAGGCATTACCCGTACTAGAGCGGGGATAGGGGTTCCGTATGTCCAGTTCGAATTCGACTGTTACACAGACAACGACAACAAGTAACCTACCCGCCTACGCACAGCCGTATTTCGAGAACTTGATGAACAGGTCGCAAGCCCTGTCCAATCAGAAATACACCCCCTATGGCGGCGAACAGGTTGCAGGTTTCAACCCCCTTCAACAGCAGGTTCAAAGCGAAACCCAAAAACTACAAACCCCCGGTCAATTTGGTGCCGCTTCTACGCTCGCAGGTGCTGCAGGTCTCGGAGCCCTAGCGCAGGGCCAGTACAACCCCAACCAGTTCCAGACCCAGCAGGTCGGTGGTCCTCAGCTTCAACAGTACAGCATGGCTGGGCCACAGCAGGTCCAGTCCACCCAGCAAGTCGCAGGGATGATGGGCGCACCTCAGCAGGTGCAGGGTGGCCAAGGCGTGGCCGCACAGATGGACGCGGCCCAGACGGGCTATAACCCACAGCTACAGAACTTTAATATCAACGCGCCTCAGAACTTCGGTAATGAGCAGGCGCAGCAGTATATGTCGCCCTACACCCAGAACGTCATGGAAGCTCAGAAGAGCTCTGCTATCCGTGACGCTCAGAAAGGGCAGCTCGCTCAAAACCTTGGTGCTGCTCGTGAGGGTACCTATGGAGGGGCAAGACAGCTCCTCGCGGCCACAGAGCGCGAGCGCAACCTCGGCAGCCAGCTTGGACAGATCGAGGCCACGGGCCTCCAGTCCGCCTATGCCAACGCTCAACAGCAGTTTGGTGCGGACCGCGCCTCTCAGATGCAAGCTCAGCTCGCTAACCAGCAGGCTGGCCTTGGTGTGCAGCAACTTGGTACCCAGACAGGTCAACAGACTGCGCTGGCGAACCTCTCGTCGGAGCAGCAGGCTAACGTACAAAACCTAGCAGCTAAGCTCCAGACCCAAGGCTTAAACCAGCAGCAGGCCTTGCAGGCCGCTATGGCAAACCAGCAGATGGGCTTCAACACGAGCCAGCAGAACCTTAACAACTACCAGCAAACCCAGTCTCAGAACGCACAGCAGAACCTGCAGGCCCAGCTCGCTAACCAGCAGGCTAATATGGCCACGGGTCAAGCGAACCTCGGTGCGGCTCAGCAGACCCAACAGCTCGGTGCTCAGACAGGCATACAGGGGCTACTATCTAACCAGCAGTCCGCCCTACAGGCGCAGCAGATGGCTGAGCAGTCAAACCAGTTCGGGGCAAACCTCGGGCTGCAGGGTCTATCGCAGGCTAACCAAGCCGCTGCCAATATCGGGAACCTCGGTACTCAGCAGCAGCAGGCTGACCTATCACGCCTCAATGCTCAGAACACCGTTGGCGGTCAACAGCAGCAGCTTCAGCAGCAGTACGACACGCAAGCCTACAACAACTTCTTGGCGCAGCGTGACTGGCAGCAGACCCAGCTGGGCTACTATAGCAACATGCTACGCGGTCTACCGATCACACCTAATACGAACACGAACGTCTCTACTCCAGCACCCTCTGCACTGTCTCAGGTGGCTGGTGCGGGTCTCGGCGTGGCATCTACTGCTAGACTTATGGGGGGTTAAACCATGTCGACCACTGGGGTTAAACCGTTCAGCATGCAGTCGCCTGAGCATATTGCAAAGCAGTATGAGGGCAATAAGCAGAAGATTGCGCAGGCAGTCCAGCTCGGGCTCGTCGACGCTACGGCTGGTACACTAGCCGGTATGTTCATTGATCGTATGCGGGCAGCGGCCACTCAAGAGCAAGCTCCTCCGCAGACTGTTGCGCAGCAGGTTTTGGGGTTTAATCCTCCTGCGCCGCCCCCCGGCGGACCACCCATGGCACCTATGGCAGGGGGTCCGCCTCCTTCCCCTATGCCTATGCCTCAAGGAGCGCCGCCCGCCAGTTCGGCAGCTCCTATGGGTGGTCCACCGGTACGGGCCGCTGATGGCGGTCTCATGTCTATCCCTATCCCTGATGCTATGTTTGATGAGCCCGCTAATGGTAGCTACGCCAATGGCGGTCTCGTGGCGTTTGGTCCCGGTGGCCCAGTAGAAGATGATAGCGGAGATGATGGGATTGACCTACCGCGCTATGCTTCTACGATTGCGCCACGTGTCGTTTCTGAGGGTACCCCATGGTATGAAATTCCAGTCAACTACCCCGGCGGTGCGTTTGACCTAGCCGGGAAGGGTATTTCCAACGCTATATCGACCGCAGACCAAGCTGCACAAGCACGGCGTAGGGAGCTTATTGCTTCTAATCCAGCAGCTAGGGAGGCTAACCGCCGTCAAAAATTGTATGAGCAACAGAGCAACCCTACGCAAAATTCTGGTCCCCACCCGATGGGGGACATCACCCCTACCCGAGTCCTACAGGCTACCTACGAAACAGGTAAAGCCGCTGTGCAAGGTGGTAAGCAGGGTCTTGCAGCGATTGCTCCCGCCGCTCTCTCTGCACAAAAAGCGGGGTCTAAGAAGACTGAGCAGATCGCTAATGCTGTCGATCAGGCTACTGGCAAACCTACAAAAGAGGGAGCGCCAACAGACCCCATGCAGGTTGCTATCGACAAGGTGCATAAGTACTATGAAGACCCTGAGTACGAGAAGTTCATGAACGGCCAAGAGTCGCGTCTGTCCAAGCAGAAGAAGGAAGACGTCTGGAGCACACTGGCTCAGATCGGCTTTAGTATGGCTGCCTCTAAGAACCCAAGGTTCCTCGGTGCTATCGGTGAAGCAGGTGCTGCAGCCATGCCGGGTGTGGAGAAAGCCCTACACGACCGTCGCGCCGCTGAGAGCGATCTTGCTAAGCAGCGCATGGAGACCCGCCGTGCAGAGGTTACCTCAGGCATTGGTGTGGCTCAGAACCAAGCAGAGCTTGACCAAAAGAAGGCTATCGCGAAGATGGAGCGCGATCTCGGTATTGCAAAGATGGGGTCTGAAGAAAAGATCGCTGCAGGTAACCAAGCTGCCATGCGCTTTAGTGCTAGCCAGAGACAACCTTCTGCAGCTGATGTCATGCGCGATAACGTAGAGCAAATGACACAGGCTTATGTGTTGGACCCTAACCATGCGCGGCTCTATAATCTGGACCCATCGAAGTTCAATGACCCGAACTACATGCAGCGGCAGGATGTGCAGGTCGCTTATCGCAGGCTTGCAAATGCTGGACGCTTAGATGCACTACAAGGCTTCTACAAAGCGCAGGGTCTAGCTCACCAACAAGGTTTCAACCCCCTAGTTCCTATCGGCGGGGGTGGCCCGAGCGGCGGAAACGGTGCTATAGACTTTAGTCAATACGTTAGTGGGTTTAATGGGGGCTAGGTTATGGACCTGCGCATGCCTAATGGGCAGATCATCACGAACATTCCTGATGGCATGCACCCAAATGAAATCCTAGCTACCCTCCAGCGGGGAGGCTTAGACACCAAGAAGCTCCTGCAGTACCCGACGAAAATTACCGATGCCCCTCTGAAACTCGCTCAGAGCGCGGTTGGCAGTGTGCGTGGTATCTCTAACGTCTTCGGTGCCAATAACCCTGTCTCGCAAGGTCTAGCAGGCCTAGAGGCTGGGATCGGTGAAAAGACGTCCAAGGGACAGAAGCAACTTGAGGAGCAGAACGCAGCTACCACGGCTGCCGCTAAGGGTAAGGGTCTAGGCGCAGAGACCAAGGCCTTCCTATCCACTGTGGCACACGACCCTCTGGGTAAGGCTGCAGAGCTCGTTGGCGGTATTGCTCCTGCGATTGGTGCTGGTGTCCTGACGGGCGGCGCAGCTACTGAGGCTACTATAGCAGCGAGGCTCGCTGCAGCTGCTCCTATGGCTGGCGTGATGGCCGCACAGAGCATTGGTGGTACCAAGGGCGCTATCTACGAGAAGGTCAAACAAGCCCTGCTGGATGCCAAGGTGGCTCCAGAAGTCGCTGAGGAGAAGGCCCAGAAGGCTCAAAGCTATGCTGGTCCTAACGTAGATCAGATCGCTCTTAGCGGGGCGCTCGGGGCTATCGCGGGTGAGGTCGGCCTTCCAGCCTCTGCAGCTAAGGCACTAGAGCGTAAGCTCGTCGGTGAAGTCATCGAGGAAGGTGCTGCCAAGGCTGCGGCTGAAAATGCTACTAAAGAAATCGCTGGAAACGTCACCAAGCTGACAACTGAAACAGGACCCGTAGCTCGCGCCGCAAAAGGCTTCGCCAAAGATGCCGCCATCATGGGTGGTCTATCCGGTCAGACCAAGTTGGCCGAGAACATCGCTATGCAGCGAGCCGGGTTCAATACCCCTACGTTTGAAGGCGTAGCGTCGGAAGCTGTACAACAAGGTATTATGGGTGGCGCTCTTGGTGCAGGCTTTGGGGTCATGCACGGTCGTGGACATGGACCCGAACCGAAGCCAGAGCCAGAGGTCGAGCAAAAGCCTCTTAGCGGCATTGCGGAAGATATCCCTGCAGGTGTAGACCCTATCGTGTACGCCGCTACGCTTGCGGAGGCCCAGAAGCAGGGTATGGCTCCCTCGCTGGCTCGCGACCACGCAATGTTTAAGGCCTCTATACCGACTGAAGAACGCATCAAGGAGACAGGCCCTAATGCCCCAGATATTGGTGAACCTCACCTACGAGGAACTGAGCCTAGCGTTCCGCGTGATAGCGGGCTTGGAGGAGAACCCGAAGCTGCCACCGATACTGGAGGGGCTAGAGACGCAGGAGTGGAACCTGTTGGCGGGGACCTTGGGGCTGCTCCTGAACGAGCGGGACCGGTCGACAGTCCATTAAAAGTTGAACCTACTAAGGCAGAGGTAACTACGGCACGGCAGCGGGTTCGGACGGCCTTTGCTGACCCTAAGGTCTTTGCACCGCTGGCAACTGAGTTTGGGTTCAAGAAGAAAGCGCTACCTAACGATATTCGGGAAGCCGCAACAGACCTGCATGTCAACGACCCTTTGACATACTCACCCGCAGAAGCGCTACGAAAGGCATTCCAAGACGCTCGTGCAGAGGCGTTCAAGGCTGAGCCTATCGTCGAACCTGAGACTACCACCGAACCGATCTCGCCCGTATCGATCCCTAAGGAAGTCATTCCTCCTGTAGAGGTCGCTAAGGAGGCTGAGTTCCCGCCTATCAAGACAGAACCAGCTCCTGTTGCTGAGCCTGTTCGTGCTCCTGAGCCTGCTCCTGTCGCTGAGCCTGTCGCTGCTCTCGACCCTGCCGCTGAGCCTGCTCCTCCTGCTCCTACCCCTGCTCCTGTGGAAGAGACTGGGCTAAACGCTAATAGGATAAAGGTAGTAGAAAACCTCCTTGATAAGGCTCTCGACAAGAACGACAAGACCGCGATTGCGACCCTAAAGAAGCAGGGCATTCTTGACCCTAAGGGGAAGGTGATAGCGGACTCCCCCTTCATGCAGGAGCGCGAAGCGTTCTATGCGCAGCGGGAGGCGGAGCGGGAGGCAAAGAGCGTTGCTGAGGGGAACCCTCCTAACGGCACCCCCATCGACAAAGCCTACGCCCTTGAAAAGGGCCAGTTCGTCTACCCCGCAAAAGAGAAATTCTATCAGGCTCTACTGAAGACCGAACCCGCGCTGACACGCGAGGAGCTGCAAACCCGTGCTATCAAAGGCATGGATGCTTCTTTTGGTGAGAACGCACAGCGGGGGTCTACCACCGACCCCATCACTGCACCTACCGCTGAACCTGTAGCTGCTGAACCTGTCGCTGCTGAGCCTATCGTAACCGCTCCAAAGGGTAAGAAGGGCAAGAAGGCTGAGGCCCCTGTAGAGGTACCTGTCGAGCCCCCAGCAATCACCCGTGACGATGTGCAAAAGGTAATCGATGACTACCGCGCTAAGGGTGTGCCTGAAGATAAGATTAAGACTTTCGAAAACCGCCTAAAACTCACCAAACCAGAGGCCTTTATTAAGACCGTACGTCGAGAGGGAGATGAGGCGCTGAAGGCTGTAGAGCGGCAGACTAGCCTAGACAGGGAGCGGGCCGAACGTACGGCTCGTGCCGCCGAAGAGAATGAACGTCAGCAGCGAGAGCTTGCAGAGAAGAGAGAAGCTCTACGGGTAGCGCGTGAGGCCGCTGAGGCCGAGAAGAAGGCCGCAGAGGAAGCGAAGGCTAAGGCTTCTGCTGAGAAGGGCCCTGTGGATGCCGAGGAGACAACGCCAGACGGAGACCCTATCGAAGCAGTGTCTAAGCGAATTGAGCATGACCTAGAGGGTAAGAGCTCTCTTGAGGTCGCTGGGTGGCTTGTGACTAATGCCCCTGATGGGTTCCGCAAAGAGGTAGCTACTAGGGTAGCAAAGCTCATGCGTAGCCTAAATGAAATGGGTGTCGAGTTCGACTTCAAGATCAACCATATAGGGGATAAGTCTCGTGCTCCTAGATCACGAGGGTATAACCTCGTACCTAGAGAGGACTACCGTAAAGTCTCTACCCGGATAAATGGTAGTGATGTCACAGGGTATGCAGGCACCTCCTATACATGGGTGCTACATGAATTCATCCATGCTGTGACGCAGGGAACCCTTAATGTTGGGCGATATGTAAAGCACGCAGATACTCAAGCGGGTAAGATTTACGACAAACTAACAAAACTCGGGAATGTGGTTATAGCGCATATTAAGGAGCGCCGAGACAGTGGGGCGGAGCTCACACCTTTTGAAAAGCAAATGCTTGGTATCGAGGGGAACAATAATGCCCTTGCAGATATCCATGAGCTCGTTGCTTGGGGTCTATCTGATCGTAAAATGCAAGAGTGGTTGGATACTATTCCTTACAAGGGTGTTGTTTCGGTCTGGAAGCAGTTTGTCCGCACCATGGGCGAGTTCCTAGGCCTAGCTAAGAAGGATGATACTGCCTTATCTGAGTTGCTACGGGTCTCGGAAGAGCTGCTGTCCATGAAGAAAAAGGACCTCGCTACTTGGACTGAGCATACCGTCAAGACCAAAGACGGTGCAACGGCGAGCAAGGAGGTTAGCGAGGCTATCGCTAGTGCGAAGACTGCCGACAAGGAGAGCTCAGAGGCTCTCAAGACGGTCGAGCGTAGCCTTAAGATGGCCAACAGCGCCAGAAGCACAGATACGGCTACAGAAGGTCTATCTGGTACCATCAAGGCTCGTGATCCCGGCAAGCTAATCCCTTCGGACTTTTTTACGCGGGTCAGCACTAAGCAGCTGCAGTTCTGGCTGCCTAAGCTGCCGACATCTATGATCGTTAACTATTTGAAGGACCGTGTGCCTGCTATAGCAGCGGTAGACAAACTGGTGTCGGAGTGGTTAGCGCAGCGCGATAGCTTCCAGCGTCGTGATGGGGCTATCAAAGAGCGGCTCAAGAATTTTAACGACAAGTACGGGCAGGAGACGTTGGCTAAAATCCAAGCTCTTGCACGTCTGCATCAGGTGGACCCTACGGCCTACCCAACCCTTCGCGAGGCTATCCGTAACGATGCCTCTTTGAGGGTACTGAGCGACAAGCTCACGGACATGAACCTAAGTTCCACCGACCGTGAGGAGATTGGCGAAGAGCTAAAGACACGCCTCCAACAGTTCAAAGAGGTCTATGATCTATGGGAGCAGCTGGGCGAGCAGCGTGACGGCCATGCTCTGTTCAAGGACATCAACCAGTACCACCGCGACAAGTATGACCTCATGCGGGCTGTGCTGAATGGCAACCTCGCTCGACAGCAGATGAGTGACAAGGCTCGCAAAGCCATCATGGCTGAAATCCGCGTGTCGCTGGAAACGGCTAAGGCTGAGAGCAACCCCTTTAAGCATATTCCTGCAGACCTCCTGCCTGATATGTACTCACCCTTTAAGCGGGATGGGGACTACTACCTACGTATCAAGCCAGAAGCCGGGAAGTTTGCCGGTGAGTTCCATCGTTTCGATACGTTGGAACAGCTACTCAATGCAAAGAATGCTGCTGCTCGGGACCTAGGCCTTAACCCAGAGAGCCGGGAGGCGTTCGACTGGGGCGTCAATGCTGATAACCTAAACCCGCGTATAAACGAGACCTCAGCGATGCTGACGCGGTTCTTTGAGGTGGTGGACAACAACGTTGAGGAAGGGGCTAAGGGGCTGTCAACGGCGCAAGCCAAAGAGCTCAAGGACCAGTTCTATCAAGTGTTCCTTACGTCGCTGCCTGAGCAGTCCCTACGCAAGCAGTTCATCCATGCCAAGGGGGTCGGCGGCTTCAGCATGGATAGCCTACGCACGTTCGAGAGCTCCTCGAATATGTACAATAATCAAATCTCCAAGATGCACTTCAAGCCTCTAATCGAGGGCAAGCTGAGCGAGGCTAAGGACCTTATCCACCAAGCACCAGAGGGTAATGAGCTACCGTTCTCGCCTACTGAGCAGCTGAAGATGGATGCTGTCTATAACGAGATGGCTCTGCGCGTGGATGGGTTGATGAACCCCAAGAAGGCGAGCTCGCTCGTCAACTTCCTGAAGCGTGGTGCCTATATGATGTACCTCACCAGCGGAGCCACGGCTGCTACCCAGTACACAGGTATCCCTATTCGAGTGCTTCCAAGGCTCTCCCGGTTCTACGGTGGCCCTGCTGCTGTAGCAGCGCTGGGGAAGTACACCAACGTGCTTCAGTCTGTGGGTAAGTGGAAGACGGTCGATAGTCAGGGCAACACGGTGTTTCAGTTCCCTACGGTCGGTGGTTCTCAGCTCATGAACAACCCCCTGCTCAAGAGAGCCCATACGGCGCTTGATGCTCGCGGCGTGTTCGGTACGCTAACCAAGGAAATCTTGGGAAGTGGTCCTAAGGCTACCCCTAAGACAGCAGTGGAGAAGGGTCTCCGCAAGGGGCTTGATACTGCCTACAATGCTCTAACGGGTATGTTCAATGCGTCTGAGTATGTCAGCCGCGAGATGTCAGCCATGGCTGCGTTCGAGCTGCACTACAAAAAGACGGGTGACTTCAATGCGTCCATTGAGGCTGCTTCTAGGCTCACTGCAGATGCGCTAGGGACACACAACGAGTGGGAAGTACCTCGTGCCGCTAAGGCTAATGACCTCGTTACCGCTGCGTTCCAGTTCAAGATGTACCCAGCTAAGCAGACACAGTTCTTCATCGAGAATTTTGCCGCTGCGACCAAGGGTGATGTAGGGGCTATGGGTGAGCTTATCGGTGTGCTGGGTATGGGCGGTCTGTTCCACGGGCTACGCGGCATGCCGCTCTATGGGCTTGCTATGGCCGGGGCTAGTGCGTGGTTGAAAGCCAACTCGCAGAATGACGATCAGAACCAAGACGTCATGAAGTACAACGCAGACTATATCTTCAGGAACAAGTTCCTGCCTCAGCACTTTGGAGCGATGACCTTCCCCGGCGCAGATGGCAAAGAGCACTCCTATGCGGATGCGCTTGCTAACGGTCTTCTATCTGAGGGTTCGGGCCTTAACTTCGGCTCACACACATCCTTCAACGGCATGTGGTTCCGTGCTCCTAAGGAAGGGCGTAACTGGGAGGAGACAGCAATGAATGCTGTTGTCTCTAACATCGCAGGGGTAAGTGTCGGTACGACCTTCCTCTCTGGTATCGAGGATATGGCCAATGGAGAAGTGCAGCGTGGTCTCGAGCAGATGCTCCCTGCCGGTGTCTCTAAGCCTCTGACGGCTTACCGGCTCGCTACGGAAGGCGCAGAGACCCGTGGTGGCGATAAGGTAGTGAAGGCCGGGGATATCGGTCTTGTGCCTCTGCTTGGGCAGGTTGTGGGCTTCCAGCCTATGGATGTCTCAGAGCAGCAGCAGCGCTCGTCTGCGGTTACCAACCAAAAGAAGCACATCGATGCAGAGCGGGGGAAGCTGTTAGACGAGTACAATAAGCATACGTTGATGGCGGATCACCTAGACCCCGCCAGAGCTCGTAGGGCCTATCAAAAGATGCTCGAGTTCAATAAGCGCTACCCGATCCCAGCGTTCCAAATCAGTGCTGATACGTTGATGCAATCACAGCGTAGCTACTACCAGAAGCACATGAACACGGTTAACGGTGTGGCCATGACCCGCAAGAATGCGCCCTACCTCATGCCTGCAGTGTCGGGCAACTACGAGGAAGAAGAATAGAAAAACCCCGCTCGCAGTCCCATACGAGCGGGGTTAATGGTGTGAACCATTTCAAGGGGAGCAACCACCCTCAACACCTATTTACCTACATCCGCCAAACTCGTAAACCTTTGATGCCGTTTTCGATGACTATTTTGGACACGGTGGCGATGTTGTGCTTAGCGAAGTAGGCCTTTGTCTCTCGCTTTACCTTGCGCCCGTCGAGGCAGGGTACGAAGAATGACGTACCCCGCTTGAAGGCTTTCCAGTCCAGCTCATAGCTAATCTGCTCGATTATCATCCTCAGCCTCGCCCTCAGCCTCGGACTCTTCCTCGTCTTCAGCCCCCACAATGTCCTTCATATCGAGGAAGTCTGAGACCTTGCAGTCCAGCACAAGACAGTAGACGCCGGGAGAGCTGATCTTCATCCCCTTGGAGAGACGCTTGACCGCATTGGCCTTGAGGATGCCCCTAGCCTCCAGCTGCTTCATCGTGTCCCTATAGTTCACCTGAGTGACAACGCAGTCATTCTTAAAGGCCTTGGCTGATAGGAACAGCAGCTGCGTATCCGGCTCATAGCGGATCAAGAGCTCACCTCGGGGCTCCAGCTTTGGTAGGGCTGCCATGTTAGACCTAAGGTCCACACCATCCTTAACGACGAGGACGTTCTGCATGTGGCGGTTGATATAGTCACCAATCGTGGCCGAGACGTCTAAGGCTGGCGGGCTGACCTCCGCACGAAGGCTGCGGATCAGGTTGCAGACAAACTCGTAGAGCGCCTTAAAGTCCCAGATAACCAAGCCGATCTGGGTAGTGATCTTGGCGGCTGTCAAGATAGAGGCAGCTTGTGCGGACCAGAACCGCTCACGCTGTGTGAGGTTAAGCTCACGGTCTAGCTTGGACTGCATGGCCGCGCAGAGCTTGCGCACCTCGTCCATGTTCTTGATCACGTAGTCGATAAAGATCGGACCCGCATGCCCGTAGTTTTGAAGTAGGTCGAAGTCAAAGAGCTGCTTGGCTACGTCGGTGTCGATGGCATTGCTGTACTCTAGCTTATACTCAATTAGGCGCATGAGCTCCCCGTCAGGGGTTGACTTAAGCTGTTCGAGCTTCTCCACGAACGAGGCGTTAGAGCTGAACACCGACATCGTACACCACGTCGTGTTGTTGATCCGCAGCTCGTTGCTGGACCCCTTCACACGGTCTCTGTGCCGCCCCTGCGTGGTGCCGTAGACAAGCTCCGAGAACTCCTCGGCCTTCATGTTGGTGATCTCATCTATGCACAGGGTGATATTGTTATAGATACCTAGGCGCATCATCCGCGCATGGTTAGTGTCGGACTTGGTGGCGCACATCCGGTCAGGTGACCCGAATACACTGTTGATCATGTGCAGGAGGGTGGTCTTACCCGAGCCCGACTTCGGGTGGATCAGGTTGATCATGGCCCCACGTTGTCCAAAGAACTTGAACAGGGGCGAGGCGAAGCCCGTGAGCGCCGCGAAGGCGAAGGGCTCCATGCCGGGGCGGGTATAGAGCTCCCATACCTCTTTCCACTTATCCAGAGACCCAACAGGGCCGACGTACTTGGCGATCTCTGCTGTGGTAGCAGAAGGTGTACTATGAAAGGTGCCGTCGACCGTGATCTCACGGTCCCCGATGATGAACTTGGTGTCGTTGTCGGCCCAGCCGAATTGGGAGTGCATAGGTGCTGCCTTTTTTGAGTGCTGAAGGGTGAATGCTGCATCGACGATGTAACGAGTAAGGAGGTCGTATCTTTTAGGATGGGTAAGGACCCCAGCTTTTGCTAGGACCTCGCGGATGTCTGCCACGGAGGCGATCTGCTTGTTGTTGAGCCTAAACTCGATTGCCCCAGACTGCGGGTCATGAAACCGAATAATCGCCACGATACCTTCCTCAGGGTCGAGCATCCGCTTAACGACGTAGAGGTCATATTCATAGACAAGGAGTGGGTCAGCCTCTTCGTCAGCGAGCCGGATATAGACGCCGCCGTTCTCACCACGGTAGTAAGGCTTCGGGTACTTAGGTATGACGTAGGTGTCGCCGTCAGCGTCTTGGAGGATGTGGTCTGAGCTAGAGGCCTCGCGGATGTCGCGGCCTAACATGATGGGAGACTTGATCTTGCCCTTGTGCGGGCACTTGGTGCAGCCGCCGGGGTTGTTGCGCTCAAACACCGCGCAGGTGTGGGGGCCCACGATGTGGCGAATTTTGTTCTCGGTCATAGAGGGGTCGTAGTCGGGGTGCTCCTCAGACATCTTATGGATGCCTAGGTCTGCGTCCTCACAGTACTTAGCTATGGATAGGGCGTCGAACCAGCGCGGCTCGGGTAGCGTGGCTTGGTTGACGAAGCAGTCGTACAGCTGTTTGCATCCCGTGCCAGTGGAGCTGCGCTTCATGATCTTCTTGAATACGGATATCTCGTTATCCTGAAGCGACTTCCCCAGCTCGGTGAGCTCGCGTTTGACCCTAGGTGCAGATAATACAGGGGGCTTGGCTTCGGCCACGCCGAGGAGGTCACGGAAGTCCTCGAAATTTACGGGCGGTGCACCTGTCAGGATAGTTACTGGCTTAGGGGTCTCGTCCTTGAAATTCATCGTGCCGGGGATGCGCAGGATGCGGGCCACCTCGAACACAGCAGGGTCCACCAGCAGCCCATGCGCGTCACAGACCTCACGTAGGCGGTTGGCTACAGGCTCCCACTCCCAGCGCATGACGGCGCGGTCTAAGGACCAGTAGATGTGGAGGCCGCGACCAGAGTCGACGATGATGGGGCGAGGTAGGCCGACCGCCTTGCAGACCCGCATGAGATCAGTGAGGCCCGTGGCTTGGTCTATGTAACCTGCCGCCTTGCCTGTCTTGGGGTTTACCTCTGCCTTAGTAGGGCCACAGTCGATGTCGAGCCAGAAGGACTGAAGGCTCTTGACGTTATCCTTGGTGCGGTTGGTGTCGGTCTCGTACTTGGCCACACCGAAAAAGACGTTACGGTTCTGTGCCATGAGGTTCGCCGCGAGGGCGTCTACCTCTTCACGGGTCTCGGCAAAGAGCTGGCGCACCCGTGCAGCAGGATTGGGATCATCCTTGATGCCGACGACAGCGAACCAGCCGTCCTCAGGTTGGACGGCGCTTAATAGGTCAAAGGGGGACATGCTCACCAACCATGGGGGACAAAAACGGACACGTTAGATGGGCTTAGGCTAGCGCGTCCAGATACTTCTGGATGCGAGCTACCGTTTCCTTCTTAGGTAGGAAGGTGCCGCAGAACCAATGATAGATGGTCTGCCTACTAACTCGTAGCTCGTTGGCTACGTCTAGGACGGATATGTCGTGCTCGATACACACCCGCCCTAGACGCACACCGATGAGGGTGTTGTCGGCTTCGTTGTTTAGCTGGATCAGCCTTACGCTGTAGCCGTAGCTCATGATTAGTCGTCCAATCCCCAAGCATCGATGGTCGATGCGAGGTCAGCTTTAGCGGCAGGAACAGCAGCTTCTACCTTCTTCGAAGCCCGCTTCACGGGTTCGACCGGGGCTTCGTCTTCGTCGTCAGGCTCGTCAGAGCGAGTGACTGTCTGCTTAGGAGCAGCGATAGCAGCAGGTTTCGCCGTCACGCCGTCCGCTTGAGCCACAGTCAGCATGGTGTAGGACTGGGCCTCGGGGTTAGCCTGTGCCTCCTTCACCGCTGCGTACTCTTCATCGCTGATGTTGCGCATAGGAGTGAACAGCAGCTGCATGCTATCCGCGTTTAGGTCGTAGCTGATGTTGGTCACTACCGCGTCAGGGCTCTCGCCATTGGCCAGCAGGTACTTCACATAGCTCTCGAAGGGGTGGACGTTCCCCGTACCCTTACCGAAGAGAGACTTGGCAGGGACGTTGAACTGGTAGATTTCACCCGTGCTATCCCCTGCTACGAGGACAGCCAGACGACGCTGGAAGCGACATGCGCGGCCACCGTTGTCACCCGAGCCCTTGACGTTCTGCGGGCAGGACTGGCAGCTTGAGCCTTGCTTGTTAGAGGCAGCGGCTTCAGGGGTCTTGCCTAGGTTCGACCAGCAGTCGGGCAGGGTGGGCTTAGCGTTGGGGTCATACTTCCCCTTGTAGTAGACGCGAGAGACGTCGGGCAGGGCATGCACGATGATCACGTTGATCTCGCCGCGCACCGCGTTACCGACCTGCTCACCATTGATGATGCGCTTGAAGGTGCCGTTGGTGTTCGTCTGGATGCGACGGGTCGTGCTGCTTGCAGATAGCGACTTACCGAGTTCGGAAAGCTCGCGCTTTACCGAGGTGGCGATAGCGCCGCTTTTGAAGATGCTTAGCTCAGTCATTTTGGGTATCTCCCCGCAAGAAGTTGTAGAAGAGGTCGGCAATCTCTGTGACAAGAGACGGGCCTACCGTGATTTTGTCTTCAGGAGTTAGGATAGCTACGTAGTTAAGTGCGCTCCCTAACGCCTGCGTTCGTATTGTGAAGTCAAAGTGTTCGTCTTCAGTCATGGGTATATCCCCTATTTAGCCGATGGACGGCGGACTTGGATTACATATTTACGGTCGAGTTGGAGGCCCGCAGGGTGAGCCTCTGGGTTCTCTTCGAGGAACGTCCGCATGTTTCCGTTATGGATACGGTGTTCCAGAAGAAACGGTGCCTCATGCTTAATGATGCACTCGTTCATTGCACCCCAATCGGTAGTCCAGAACCGTTCGCTCACGCGGCGGCTTAGCGTCCCGGCAGGGGTCTTCAGGCTGTCAACGTTCTGCTCGTTGCAGACTGAGAGAAGGTCATTGCTGATCTCCTCCAATTCGGTCTTGAGCTCACCGAGCTCAGCTTCGTGTTTGGCTTCGAGGGCTTGCACAGCGTCACGCGCTGCAACGTAGGCCCTGATCTTATCTTCTAGGGTGGTAGACATGGGTTGCTCCGAGTTAGGACGGGACCACAATAATCTTACATTATACAGTGTCAAGGGTTGTTAGCGATGACCTGCTTATAAAGATCGATTATCTGTTGGTGGTTCATCACGTTCGTCTGAAGCATGTTGTAGAGTCGTGTCTCTACGTCGCTACCCGTAATGTTATAGATGGTCATGTTGTTCTGCTGCCCCGGCCTGTCGATGCGGGCATTGGCTTGCAGGTAGGTCTCCACGCTCGAGATAGGCGCGTACCAGATGATGGTGTTCGCCGCCGTGAGGGTGAGACCGTGAGAGGCTGCTTGGGGCTGGATGATCAGCACGTGCGGTTCAGGCTTGGTTTGGAAGTCCTGCACGATCTGCGACCGCTTATTCATCGGCACAGCACCGTTGATCACGGAGCAGCTGATGTTGTTCTTCTCTAGCAGGTTCTGAAGTAGCTCTATGGTATGGGTGAAGGGCACGAAGATCAGGACCTTGTGCGATGACTCCTCCACGACCTCCAGCACGACGTTGAGGCGATTGCTCACGTCGAACTCAAGCACCTCTCCAGCATCCGTGTAGACTGCGCCTGAGGCGATCTGGAGCAGCTTGCTCATCTTTACGGCTGCGTTGACAGAGGTAACCGACTCGTCGCCTGCGGAGAACAGCATCTCACTGCGTAGGAGCTTATAGTAGGCCCGCTGCATAGGGGTCATGGGTGCCTCACGCTCGACGTAGGTCACCGGGGGCAGGTCGATACAGTCCTTCTTCTCGAACCGGATGGCGGGTTGGAGCACACTGTGGACGACGCTCTTGGCTGTCGGCTTAGGCATCCAGCGAAACTGGCTCACCTTATACATCACCATGTCGCGGTATGAACCGTAGTACTTGGGGGTGTTGGCAGGGTTGATGATCTTGGCTAGGCCATAGGCATCGAGGGGTGATTGTGCTGCTGGCGTACCCGTAAGCATCCAGATGCGGGGGACGTTCGCGGATATATCTTTGAAGGTCTTCCACCGCTTAGTGCCGGGGTTCTTGTAGGCGTTCGCCTCGTCCACCACGATCAGGTCAAAGCCACCGTCGATCAGGTCTTGCTTGAGGATGTTTGCACCGTCGAAATTAACGATTACGAACTCGGCCCCGGACTGGACGATCTTCTTTCTGCCTTCTGCCGTAGAGCTATAGGCTACGGAGCAACTGCGGTGCATGGCGAACTTGAACAGGTCCTGTTGCCACGCGGCCTTCATGATGGACAGTGGGCAGAGCACAAGCACTCGTTTCACCAGCCCCTGCTTCATGAGGTAGTCAGCAGCCCAGATGACAGATGCGGTCTTACCCGTACCTTGCTCGTTGAAGCAAAAGGCCTTGGGATTGTTGACGAGGAAGTCTGCTGTAACTTTCTGGTGGGCGTACGGGGTCAGCTTCCCCGTCCAGTGGTAGTTGCTCAGTATGGACATGGGCTCACTTCATTGATCTGTCGGGGTTCCGTGCGAACGAACGGTTCTTGTGGACACTGACCGCACGTAGGTTTGATAGCTTGTTGGAGCCGCCCTTGGAGAGGGCTTTCTTATGGTCGACGTCCTTGCCGTCACCCTTGTGAACTACGCCCTTCTTAGCCAGCTTGGCACGGGCAGCGTTGCGCTCATCGCGCTTCTTAATCTGCTCGGGCTTGCTATGATATTGCTCATACTCTTTCTTGTATGGGCGGGGCTTGTTCACGTAGGGCATCATCGTCTCCTAGGGACATAATGGTGCTCGCACGATACCACAGGGCACCAACCGCATAAAGCTGAAGAGTTGGCGTTCCACACACCGCTCTCGATGGCCTTCTCTAGCCGGTCTAGCGAGGTATCGAACGTGCGTAGGTAGGTATTGTGCTTCTCGATCTCGTGCTTCTTGGGGAGGAAGTCCCCACTAACAACGTAGGCCAAAGCCGACTTGATCTCGGTCAGCTCGGGGAAGTGCAGGAACAGGGCAGCGGCAATCATATCCAGCTGGGTCAGGTCTGCGTAGCGAGCGCTCTTGCCAGTCTTATAGTCAATGGACCTCGCCTTGGTACCGTTGATGATCACCAAGTCCGCGATGCCGCGCCACCAGACGTCTTTGTCGAAGAACCCACAGGGTGCATACCCATCTTCTGTTAGCTTGATGCCAAGCCTAAGCTCCGTGTGCTTCTCACCGGGGATAGCCGCGAGGCTGTCGAGGAGCCCCTGCATGTAGGTGAACTTGGAGGGTACGGCAGTGCCGTTCTTAACGAACTCCTCGGCAGCACTGTGTGCCTCATGCCCATAGCTTGCCTCAGGGCCAGCCGTGTCCTTGACGTCCTTGGCGATCTTGAGGTGGTAGTACTTCTTCGGGCACTGATCAAAGGTCTTGATGCTGCTGTAGGACCATGTAGTCACGGCGTAACCTCTCGTTTTCGTTTCGCTATTTCGTCACGAAGGTACCACATTGTCTTCTCGAGGTCTTCTATAGAGTCGTGCTTAAGGTCGCAGCGCCAGATATATTTGGTAGCGTTCCCAAGGTTAAACCCCATGTGCCTAGTAACATCGATGCACTCGATAGGCTTCCCACAGTGGGAACAGCATGCCTTACTCGACGTGTAGTGCGATGGGTGGTTTACGGGGTCGTTAGGTTCTTGGGTAGACATAGAGCTACCTTCCTAGGATTTTGTTGATGGCACCCGTTAATGCTTCGGATGCGGTTTCAGCTCTGAAGCTTGTGGCACCCGTGCCGCCGTAGACCTGCGGGCTCTGAGCCAAGCCTCCAAGTTGGCTTTGCATAAGGGCGCTCTGCTGAGCCCCTTGAAGTGAGTTCTGCATGTTGCGGCTCTGAGCCAGATAGGCGTCATGGTCCAGCTTGGTCCACGTGTGGCCGTTCTGTGAGGTTGCTAGTATTTGGCCAGCGGTAGCACCCTGTGCGTACAGCTTGGAGGCTCGGTACTTCTCGTCTTCAGCCTCCTTCGGCTCGTTGGACTTCAGGATGGTCTGCATGAGGTTTTGGTGATAGCGACCTAGGAGTATTTCGCGCTCTGCTGCACGGACTGCCGCCAGCTCCTCGTCGGTTAAGAAAATCTTCACCCTGTCCATCTCCTCGCTCTTATATTCTGGATGGTACTCATCAGGGTTCGACTTCATGCGGGCCAACAGCAGCCGCACATAGGGGTGAAATTCTTCGGGCTCGTCGCTCACAGGTTGGGTCCTTTATGGGTGAGGATTTTCAAAGCATGGGCCTTGGGGATTGCTACACCTAGGTAGATATCTTGAAGCCCATTGCGCAGCCGCTTGATCTCGGCATCCCGCGCAGCGAGAGCCACCTTGAGGGCATCATACTCATCTTGCGTGATGGTACTATGATGTTGGGTCATGCTTCTTCTCCATCCTCCCAGCCATCTACAATTCTCTGTAGTGTCTCGCGCACCACCTCTCTCGAGCGTGGATCATCCTCTACGCCTTTGACCCACATCTCGATCCGGTCATCCCAGTAGTGTGTGATGGTGATCTCATAGGTGATAGGCTGGCGGTGGTCAGCGAGGTTAATGACGTCACTCATCGCTCCCCCTCCTTGGGCTGTAGGGCGGCGCGGGCGTCGGAGCGTTCCCAGCATTCGTCTCGTTCTGAATCTATACATCCGCCCCCAAAATTCGACGCCCAAGCATCGTCAAACCCTTCCGCATATGCCTTCATACCAACGGCCCGAAACCGCTCGCAATGCTGCTCGTGAGCGGCAATGAGTTTGTTTTGGGACGCGACCCGAAACTCGTCCAAAACGGATAACCGATTTTTTAGCTCGTCGATCTGCGCCGCCTGAGACGCGATCTCTGCCTGAAGCTGCTCTACTGTTTGCTTGCTCATCAACATTCTCCATAGCTGAAGCCGTTCCCTGCCTCACAGGCTAGGGGTAGCTCTGGTGCCCACGTGGGGCGGGTTTGCATGCACTGCTCGACATAGGCCTGAGCCTCGTCGATCTCCTCTTGGGGTGCGACGATAGCGATGGCGTCGTGGACGGTCATGACGGGGCGGTAGCGCTTAGCGACCAAGAGCATCTGCTCCCCGATGACAATGCGGGCGAGAGCCTGACAGACGTTCTCGATGACCTTGCCTCCGTATATCCGGTTAGGGACAACGGTGCGGCCCTTGAGCGTGTCGTAGACGAACTGCGGCCTATCCCCCTCTTCGAGCTCCACCCAGCGTAAGCCGGGGTAGCGGACATAGAGATTGTTTGGCAGTCGGATGCCCATCATGTTAACCACCAGTGCCCCCGGTCTACCAAGATCGGTCGTGCGACCCCCAAGGATAGCCTCAAGAGCTTTCTTACCCTCGTTCCAGAGCTCGGGTATCCGTGGGTAGGTTTCTCGGTAGGTGCTTATGATCCGCTCTGCCTCGTCGAGCGTAATGTCCACAGAAGGCGTAGCGTTCTTCAGGGCCAGCTTGAACTTGGCCGGACCCATGCCGTAGCCTGCACCGAGGATGGTGGTCTTACCCACGAACCGCTCGTCCTTCGTAATGTCCTTGGGGTCTTTGCCATAGATGCTGCTGGCCATGATCCGGTACACGTCTTCCTTGCGGTCGAACGCATCGACCAGATCATCCTGCTGCGCTAGCCATGCCAACGTACGGGCTTCGATCTGACTGCTGTCGCTGTCCACCATCATGAACCCTTCGGGGGCCATCATGGCGCTCTTGAGTGGGGAGGAGCGTTGCAGGTTCTGGAGGTTGATCTTGTCGTCGCCGCCCCAGCGTCCCGTGTGCGCCGCATAGTAGCGTAGGGGTACGGGGAGTGAACCTCGCCCTGAGATACTAATGAACCGCTCGGTGCGGGTCTCCTCGAGGGTGCTCTTCACGCCCAGCCGCGCAGCGACGATGGCTTGCACGGTGGGGTCGGGGTGATTGAGCAGGTCGGTGAACTCTTCGTCGTTCTTCGCGAAAGCATAGGTCTGCTTCTGCGTAGTCGGGCTCACCTTCATAGGCGGGGTTACACCCAAGGAGTCCAGCACAGAGGCTAGCTTTGGGTTGGACATCAGGTCCTCGATCTCTAGCGACATGCTGTCCATGAGCGTCTTCTTACGGGCTAGCACGTTAGAGAGATGCTCCTCCAGCCGCTCGTGGTCCAGCTCCAACACAGGCTCGGTGAACATGCGGATGGTCAGGTCGATCAGCTTCAGCTCCATGAGAGGGAAGTCCACGGCGAGCACGTCGAACAGCTTACGGGTCAGCTCTGTGTCATTGCAGCAGTAGCGCCCATAGGCCGCGAGTTGGTCAGCCCCAAAGTCCCTGCGCCTCATGTTGAACGCTTGGACAACCTCAGTGCCCTTCTCGCCTAGGCCAAAGTGCTGAACCAGCTTGGCTAGGCTTACCCCTGTCATAGAACCCACAGTGGCTCTCGCCATGGAGAGCGTGTCGACGATCCGTTTGGGGCGGATGCCGAAGTGCCAGTTCAAAATTGACATATCGAAGACGGCATTGTGAGCAATGCAGAGGTGCTTATCCAGCTCGAATTGGTCCAGCCATTCACTGGTCTTCTTCTTCGTCCCACTGAACCAAACAGCATCCTCGTCATTGACCTTCACGCTCACCCCGATCACCTCGAAGCGAGGGTCACGTATGTATTCTTCAGTAGTCATAGTCGAGAGGCTGTAATTGGTGCCGTAGAGCGTTTCGAAGTCGAGGGTGATGATGTTCATTTAGTGCGTTCCTCAACCAAACCAGCTTTGATCCCCTCCGCGATATCCACGCTGAAATAACCGCAGTGGTCTTTACCCAGAGCAACTGGCGCGTCATAGTCATTCTTCCAACGGCTACTATGCGTAGGTGGCGCGTGTAACCTTGTCCCCGCAGGGATAACAATGTCTTTTGTCGTGTAATACGTTTTCATTTCTCTGCTTCCATCTTGCGGGCTTTCATGAAGGCCTCGAGCTCGTCTTGGGCACGGATGAAGTACGTCCCTTTTGCCGCCTTGTATTCAAGCGAGGGTTCGATACCAAGGGATGCCCTCACCACCTTAGGCGGCTCGTTCAAATCGACAAGCCACCTAGGCTGCAAACCGTTAATGTGCTGCACCAACAGCTCCGCTGCCTCCATCGCTATCTGCTTCGAGGTGAGGGGGATGTTGGCCATGGTTAGGAGGCGAGCTTCTTCTTAAGGGCAGCGACCTTCTCTTCAACCAGCTGAAGCACCGCTTCGGCTTCCTCTGCGTGATGTCTGGCCTGATCTACCAGCTCGTTGAGTATGCGCACCTGCGCCTCTGCCTCGGTCTCAGGACTACCCGCAGGGCCGTAGGCGAGCTCGCGCTCGATGGTCACCCACTCCTCAGCTACATTAGCGATAAGAGCTATTGCCCTATCGGAGTAGTCTGCGCGGTAGCATTGACCCTTTAGCTCATAAACGTCGTCAAGCAGCTTTCTGATCGTACGAAGCTCGGCAGGAGTAGGATACACGATGGAGGAAACCCCTGCCTCTACTGGCGTAGGTGTAACGGTAACGCTCGTGGGGGTCTCTTCGACATTTGGCTTGGGCTTGGACTTAAAGAACATTGCAGGGACCTCTGTTTTGGGGGTTTTCATATAGTAGTATCGGCGGCCTTTAACGACAGGCAAACCTTGGCATTTAGCGCAGATGTGTTGCTCGTTTTCCTCGTCGATATGCCATTTACGCTTACGTAAATTCAGGGCCACGATGTGATCTGTAGCGCCGTTCTTAGTAGTATCGACCCAGCTTATGGTCACTGGGCATTTAGAGCATTCAGCTCTGCGATAGGTAGGCGTAAAGCCATACTTGTCGGACTTCCCTTTCACGAAGGGAAACATTGTGGGCTGTATATTCACGATAGTCTCCATGTTCCTGCTCGAACTCGCCGGAACCACTCGGGCAGGGAGTCGAGGTTTTGCTCGTTGACGATAGCGGCTGCGCCGCCAGTTGCTCTTATCGTTTCGATCTCGCGTATCTGTAGGGCGGTAGCCTTGTTAGACCCCGCCTTACATTCGATAGCGAAGAATTTACCCTCGATGCACCCAACGATGTCGGGCACACCGCTACGTCCGTAGCCATGCGTGGCAGGGAAAAAATAGTAGGCACCCTCCTTCTTGAGGAAGGCGACTACCTTGTCTTTGATTTTTTTCTCTGGGGTCATGGGTGTAAAGTAAACTTATTCCTTTACAGTGTCAAGTGGGAGTGAGGGTTCCTTCATACCCTTAAGTCTAGCGTGGGCTAACAGTACCCCTCTCATGGAGGCGGTGTAATTGAAGGCGTAGCGTTCTCGGTACCAAGCGATCACGTCCTCGGGTAGGCGCACAGCCACAGACCTCATGCGTGGGGTTGGTGAGGGCTTACGCCTGCGGCTCTTTTTTAGGATAGTTTCTTCGCTCATAGTCATACCTCCTTAGGGATAAAGAATGTTTGGGTGCCGGTGCGGACACCGACGCCGGGGATGAGGGTTTTAACCTCGGTGAGCTTGAGCATACCGACCCGACCGCGAAGCAGGATGGGCAGCGTCTCGGCGGTGTAGGTAGTGAGGGTGGGCTCGTCGGTCATGGTGAGGTTGCCATAGTCAGCCACCACATACTGGTCGTTAGGGCGGATCATCACGATGTAGTACTTACCGGAACTCTTAGCATCATAGATAGTCTGCGCGTCGGTGGATGCCACCATGCACTCTGGGATGGACTGTATCCGGTCTGCTGCTCCGATGTTACGGGTGCGCACCGCTGCGACGATCTCGTCTAGGTGCGGGAGCATGAAGGCTGCGAGCGTGTCGTCGTGCATGAGGGCAGCCATGGAGCGATGCGCGGCTTGGCTAGCAATGCTCCGTATGTCGTTGATGACGGTGCTCGTGGCGCTGACGACATCCCGTAGGCTTTCCCTTACGTCCTTAGGGGTAAAGTACTTCTCGATAGTCTGCACGGTCTTGGTGAGGTTGACGCTCCGCCGCTCATTGCTACGCTTGCCCTCGCGCATGATGCGGAAGTTGGTGATGGAGTACTGCTCGCCGTTCTTACCTATCTCGCCCAGCACCTCGCCTGTGCCATGGTCGTACACTTTGATGCCCGCCACGGAGCTAGAGGTCTCAGGGTAGTTGTAGGCATAGGGCGTCGGGGTGATGATGAACCGCCAATTCTTGTGGCGACGATGTAGCTTGAGTAGCAGCAGCTCGAACATCCCCGTCAGCTCGGTGAACTTAGGGGGGAAGCCCGTGTTGGCTTTGATGGTTGTGTTGGGGACGTTAGTGATAACGTGATAGGTGTAATCGTCAGACATCTTGTTGCTCCTAGAGGGATGGGACGGCGTGTGCCGCCCCCTTGATTGTTACCACTCGAACTTCTTGAGGATAGCATCGACACCGTACTTGACGTCGGCGCGGACGACAGGGCTGTCCTTGATGTCGTCGATGTCCAAGCCGCTCATGGTCTCGGCTAGGGACTGGCGAGCCTCCTCGAGGTTGGGGTCGTTGGTGATGTTCAGGTGCTTGAGCATGTCGATCATAGCCTGAGCATTGGTGATAAGCGTGGAGTGATAGCGCTTCTTGAACTCGTCACCCTCCCCCTCGCTCTCGGTCAGCTTGTCGGACATGTCGGTCAGCAGCTTGTGCAGCTTCTTCCAAGGCTCCTCCATCGCAGCAGCGACACGTTGGTTGAACGCGGTGTCGTACTCGTCCTTCATCTCTGCCAGTGCTTGAGCAGGGACATCGAGACGGAAGTCACCGGAGTCGGGCAGCGGGGTGAAGACCAGACGGAAGCCGAACTTGTCGTGCAGCTCCTCGATGGTGGGGTAGTCGCTCGCGTTGGCCATGTCGCCCAGATAGTTGAACGCAGTCTGGACCAGCGCAGGGTACTCACGCTTGAACTGCTCAACCAGCTCGTTGAACTTGTCGCGCCGCATGTTGACCTCAGACTTGTAGTCTAGGAATAGCGACGTAGGTAGAAGGCGAGGACCCTTGTCGGACCAAGGCAGGGTGTGGGTGTTGTGCCAGAGGCGACACTGCGCGGCGAAGTCAGCGATCTCCTTACGTAGGTGGGTGCCAGCCATGAGGTTCTTGGAGACCTTGGCTGCATCCTTGGAGGCGTTGTTGTCGTCGGTCACCTTCTCAGTGACGGTCTTGTCCAGCTTGGACGCGCCCCAGACAGAGATGTTCATCTCGACCAAGACAGACGATGAGGTAATGGAAGTGTTAGGGATGGACATGTTAATTCTCCTTGATGGTTGTGGGTTACTTGCTAGGGGTAGTGTCGGTGGACATGTTAGCTTCGGCATAGGCGACCATCTGCGTCACGACCTGCCGCATGGACAGGTTGAACTCACGACCAGCTTGCTTGAGCCTATTGAACTGTTGCTGCGGCATGTTGATCGTCACCTGCATCTGCTCGGTGCGTACCCAGTTGGGGTCGAGCACCTTGGGTGGCTTGGGCTGTAGCTTAAACATCAGTCGAACTCCGGAATGTAGATGGTCTTGCCAACGGGCGCAGTGATCTGACGATAGGGGTTGACCACCACCCACAAGACGGGTGCGGGCCAGTTGTTACCCCAGTCGGAGCCGACCTCGCCATCGGTCAGCACGATGATGCAGTCGGGCTTCATCTTGTGCTTAGCCATGTAGTTGGAGACACACGATGGCTGCGTGCCACCACCACCCTTGGGCTTGGTCTCGGACAGGAGGTTGTCCAAGGTATTCTGCGTATAGGTCTCATGCGCTGTGACTTGGCTGTCCCAGTAGAGCACGTCGACCTTCTCAGGCTTGACCATCTTCATGAGCGACACCATCTCCGTCATGAAGGTAGGTATCTCCTTGTGGATGGAACCCGACATGTCGGTCGCCATGACCACGCTGTTCAGCGTCTCCCCAATCATTATGGGTAGGTAGATATCCAAACCGACGAAGCGACGGTTAAGCTTGCGGTAGGTCGCCTCCTCCTTGTCAATGCAGTAGGCTGTGACGAACTCCTGCGTCTCGCGCTTCCAGTTGATCTTGGGCGTGACCAGCTTGTCGAACAGTCGGTCGACGCTACCGTTACCCTTACCGTTGAGCTTCTCGTGCAGCATCTTGCCCTGACGGATAGCGCGGTCGACCTCCTTCTCGACCTCTGCCTCCTCTGCCTCGGTGCGCTCTTGACCAGCCTCCCAGTCGTGCTCGTCGAAGCCACCGCCATCGGCAGGACCCTGACGCTTGCTCTGCTGTGGTGAGCCGTTGCCTTGACCTTGACCTTGACCTTGCCGTGGTTGACCTTCGTCTTGCTTCGGCTGCGGCAGCTTCTGCTTCTCCTTCTCCTCCTGCTCGAGGATGTCGTAGACCTGCTTGACGTGCATGCCACGGAACCGCTCGTCGTACAGACCTAGCCGCTCACCCGTAACGGGGTCGCGAGGGAAGGCGATGAACTGCTCGGTCGGGTCCATGTCACTGACGATGAGGTTAAGCACGTAGTCGGTAGCTTGGTTGGTGAGCTTGTGGTTCTTCTTCCAGAGCTTGGCCCACGTCTGGATGTCGCGCAGCATCTTGTGACCCGACTCGTGGACAACCACGTAGCCGACCTCACGCTCGGAATGCTTGGCGATGAAGGGGCGACCATACTCCTCGTTGAAGCCATCGGTGCGCCCGAAGACGGTACCCTCTACGATCTTGGTCGTGCCAACCATCATCAGGCCGGACATGCGGGCAAAGATTTTGTTCCGCATGAGGTTGACCTTAACCTTCTGGAGCTTGCGCTCCTCCTTGTCACGTATGCTAACTTCAGGTTCTAAATACACGGTCTTCTCCTTTGTTGACTAGGGCAGGTACCTTCTTGTAGGCATCGAGCTCGTCGTGCCCTTTCACAAGAACCACCACCTCGGTTTTCATGGTTGAGGGGTCGTAGCTACGGGTTACTATTGCGTGTAGGTCTACATACTCGTTAGGCTCGAGGAGGATGCGGCAGGAAAACACGTCCCCACCTTCACCCCCGCTCTGACTCCACAGTCCGACGCTAAGTATCTGCATTACAGCAGGTCTTCGTTACGCTCGAGCCAGCTCGCGAAGGCAGCGTTAGTAAAGGCGATCTTCTGCTTGGTTGGGTTCTTGGCGACGTTGATAGCGAAGGCAGCTTGCCACGCGGGAGCGAGCCGCTCGAGGTAGGTCATGAACGGTGTCATGGTCTCGACAGTGATCTTCTCGATGGCACCAAACACCAGCACGGAGCATGCACCTGCCGACGTAGGGATAGGCGTAGTCTTGGGGTTGGTTGTGATATCCAGCCATGGTGAGAGCTGGTCTTGGTAGTCGACGTAAGCCAGCAGGTCCAAAGCCCCAGCCATGCCGATCTTACCGATGAGCGCAGCCTTCACGGAGTGAGGAGTGTTGAGGTGACGGGTCGACACGATGTCAGACGCAATGTCTAGCGAGCGAGGGGTAACGATAGCGCTCTGTACCTTGCGCGGGTTGTAGATGTAGACGTTACCCTCTTGGCCCTCATCCATGTAGCTCGCCAAGACCTGCGGTGTCTCGTAGACCCATGCCATAAGCACGGGGTCGATACCGTTGTTGGATGCCCACGTCAGCCACTGGTCAGCGGTAGGCTTGCGTATGAACAGCTCGACCACGCGGTCAGCAGTGTGACCGAGTAGCACGTCGCCTAGACCCTCGTCGCCAAGGTTACCGGACAGGATGACGATGGTGCGGTCGGGTGTATTGTTGTCACCGAAGCGCGGAGCGGTGCGCTCGAGCAGGGGGTGCAGCATGTTCTGCACGTAGCGGCTACCCTTGGTGAACTCATCGAGCATGATGCACACAGGCTTGCCTAGGTGCAGCCTGAACCCCGTGTTGGGGTACAGGGCGCTCGTCCTCGTCTCATGGTTAGGCATGGGGATGCCAGCCTCACCCTCGGCCATAGCACCCACGTCACGGTAGACCATCTCATAGTCGGGTAGCTTCTTGGCAAGGATGCCCATGATACTGGACTTGCCGATACCCTTCTCACCACGGAGTATGTACCTAACCCGTGGGTTGGTGGCGATCTGTTGGGCAGCTTCTTCGAGGGTGACAAACTGTTGGAAGTCGACGTTAGCCATGATGTTGCTCTCTATAGTTAGATACTCACAACCATGGTTGTGAGATTGATGGAAGCCAGCGGGACAGCTGGCCTATGGGCTGGGACGCCCCAGCCGGGGAACTCCCGACTGTTCTTATATAGTATCACACTTTACCGATGAAGTCAAATTGGTGCGATACAGCTTAGTGGTTTTGCGAGGATAGTTTTCATATCTCCCCGGCAAAGAAGAGGCACAGCGCAGCGAGAAGCATGAGCAGGTCGCCCTTGATACTTAGCCGTATCGCTGCTTGCATGAGCGCGTCGAGCTCCTCTTGGGTAGCTCGCTCCTTGGTACGCTCGCCGCGCATCCCTGCGGCTACGCCGCTAGCACCAACGTGAGACTTGGCAGAGAGGGCGATGAGCGTCCCGACAAACACGAGGACAAACTTGTAGAGGGGACGCATGGTGGCGTAGTCGAAGGTCAGTGAATGGATCAGGTCCATGATCCGTCTCCTCTTAAGGTTTTGTCGCAGGTGTCGCACAGGGTATCCCCACCCAGCTCATCCTCGAGCCGCTCAGCTAGCACGATGGCAAGGTCAGAGTGTCGACCCTCTCGTGCCTTCGCGATCAGCTCCTCGTTGGACATGAGGCGCAGGTAGGTCAGTGATCTCAGTATTTTCAAGGTTGTCCCCTTCTCTTTGCAAAGCTCTTCGCCATACTCCGACACGATGCGCATGTCGGGGTGGCTCTCTGGGTTGGCGCTCATCCACGCCAACAGTTCTTCGATGTCCACGGTGTCATCACCGGGCGCGTGTGGTTGCTTAGCCATAGCTTGTTACCTCCTAGTCAAAAATGATCTCGCGATGGACGCGCAGTCGGCTTTCAGAGTAGGGGCTACCGTCCACCTTGATGTCCTCCAGCTCCTCCCCTACCCGTATGAACTCCCAGTGAGCGCTGACCTGTGAATACCCAGTATTAAAAGCCACGTCGAACATAGCCAAAGCTGCCTTCACAGCCTTCACATGCTCATAGTCGTCGTACCATTTGACGTCCTCGTAGCTAACGCAGATGGTGGGGTCACTGTACTCGACCTCTGCACCCCACCCCCCAATCGCATCCTTGATGGGGTAATTCTCGTCGAACCACAGCTTGAGACCAGCGAAGGGTAGCCCAACCATACCTTCTGGTAGGGACCGTGTGTCAGCGAGGTAGAACGCGACCTTTGCATCTGAGCGATAGCCCATCACTTATATCCCTTCGCTGCTTGAGCCTCGTAGCCCGACCAGAACGCTATCTCCCCAGCCTTAGCTAGGTGAAACGCACCGAAGGCTAGCAGGCAGAAGATCACCGCGTCGAGCAGGGTGATGTGTAGTCGGGGTCTGGTTCTCACCTTGTGTTGCCTCTCTTTAACTAGGTGCAGCGGTCCCACCCTCGCATGGAGTTGGGCTAGGTCTGGGTTGATGTTTGCGGCGCGTTCATAGTTGGCAGTTGCTTGGGGTGCGTACACCCCCCACTTGGGTTCGGTCATCGCTCGATCCCCGCCTCGTCGAGCATCTGCTCGACCTCTGCGTCCATCTCCTCGTTGGACCTTCGCAGTCTGCCCTTTAGTATGCGGTCAAACTCCCGGTGCAGCCTCTCATGCTCCGCAAGATACTCCTGCTCCTTCTCGGTTAGGGCTTCCCATATCTCGGGGCTAACGGTGTCAGGCCTCTCCATCAGAACAACTCCTCATACATGGCGAAGGTAGTGATAGCCTCACCTGCCTCGTCGCCCTCATAGACCACAGCACGGTTGAAGCGCACCTCGAACTGGTCAGGCATCGAGTCGCTAGAGTGACGGTAGGTGACCAAGCGGGTGAGGGTGAACTCCCCATCCTCAGACCACCTGCGCTTCTCGTCTTCTATCTGCTTCATCAAAATACCCCCGAGTCGTCGAAGGACCACAGCTTCGGTGTGTCTAGCTCACTACCAGTAGCGAAGATCACACGGTCCCCTGCACAGACCATGCTCTTGGCACGGCCATCCCATTGACGGTGGATAAAGTCGGGGCGTCCAAACACCTTCACCGCTAGGGTATAGCGGTCGTCTTGGAACCCCACGAAGTGGGTGATGCTACGCATAGAACTTCTCCCCCCCTGCCTTGACCCATGCAGCATGGAAGTCCTCTAACGGGTCCGGGTACTTGATGCCTTCGTATCGGTGGATGTGAGGGGCGAATATATCCTTCAGCCGCAGGTACTCGCTCCACTCCTCGCGAGACTTATTGAACTCCGCGTTGAACAGAGCCTCTGCCTTCTTACTCGTCCCCCTATCGGTGAAGTTGTCGCTACGCTTGGCACCGAGCCGCTCCATCGTGCGTAGGGCCACGACATAACTCCGCGTCTCGTTACGCTCGTAGCCAAGGGTGCGCCGCATCTCTACCTCGAGGTGGCTCAGCATTACATCCCAGTCGCTACAGGACTTGATCACCTTCTTTTTAGTCATCGGTCTTCTCCTTGAGGTCGGCCCATGCCGTGATGGCATCGCCTGTTGCATGGCTGGCTTTCTTGTAGCGGTCGTAGGTCGTAGGGTTAGGCTGACGCTTCCATAGGCGGTAGCGTAGCCCTTCCTCTAGCTGAGCAGCGGTAAGCGCTGCTTGCGCTTCTTCCAGTGTCATCCCTCGCTCTCCTCACCCACCTTCAGGCCCGCTGCTTTGAGGCTATCCATTAGTTGCGTTGTAGCGGGTAGGTTAGCAGTGGCAGGGGTAGGTTCTTGGGGTGCGTACTTGGCAAGGTCGGGGAACATCTCGACGAACGCTTTCACAGTCCTAGGGATGGCGACGTTGACGGTTAGTTGTTGCTGGATGCGCTGTGCATCGTCGCGTAGCTTGTCATACGCAGTGTGAGCTGCATCAAACGCGGGGTCTATTGTGATGGCTGCAATCAATACCTGCCTACCATCCCACCCACGTGCAAGGGTAGGCAGCGAGTAACCCGCACAGCAGATGTTGACGTACTCGGAGTTGATGTAGCTGCGCAGGTCCACGTCGTCATAGATTGCCCTCACCTTCTCGGGCAGCTGCTCACGGGCGATCTCCCGCGCTCGCTTGTCCATAGTGTCTCGGTAGCTCCTAAGCAGGTTGGTACTGAGTGCTGGCATGTCATCCATGACGGCTCTAACGATCTGAGCACGGAGCTCGACGGTGAGGCGCATGGAGGGAACCTTGGGGGTGTTGGTCTTGGTTGGGGTCGTCATGGGAAGTGTTTCCTTGTTGAGGAGTTGTTGGTGTATTTTGTTATGGGTAGATGCGTAGTGGTAAAGGTAAGCCTTGCTTGTCGGTTGCTACCACCAAGGCGTCGTGCATGTGGGTGAAGACCTGCTTGTCCTCGATGAACCAGTCGGACGTGATGTTTCCGTAGAGCTTTTCCATGCGCTCCTTGAACGCTTCAGCCTCGTGCCTAGCGTCGAAGCAGTAGCTAGCCTTGCACTCGTCATGGTCACCGCCAACGGTGCCCCACTCTTCGACGATGTAAATCATCTTACTCATCGTCCACTCCTGCCCATACCTTGACGGCATCGTGCATATCCGTGAAGAGGAGCTTGTCCTTGATGAGCCACTGTGAGGTGGTCGGTCCGTAGAACTCCTCCATGCGCGTCTTGAACCACTCAGCCTCAGGCCTAGTGTCGAAGCAGTAGATATCCAAGAACTCACCCCCTGCGTCGGCTTCCCACTCCTCGACGATGTAAATCATCTTGCTCATGCCTCACTCTCCATCGGTGACGATTGCTGGCTTCTCGACCAGTGTGGGGTTGGGTTTGATCGAAGGCGCATAGATGCGCTTGCTCCACCGATAAGCATGTATCGCCTCGTAGTGGGCGATGGCAGCAGCAAGGTCACCGACGAAGCAGTAGCGGGTCTGGTAGGACCTGCCGTCCTTGCTCGCCTGCACGTAGAACTCGGTGTAGTTGGAGTAGGCAATGCTCCGACCATTGATGGTCGCATTGAGCAGCTGCACGGGTCGCGCACGTGTGCGGGCGAAGGGGTCTCTTGGGATGTAAACCATAGTTGTCATTCTCCCCCGGCCAAAGCGAAGCGCGTAGCCATCTCGTGCATGAGACGGTCAGGCATGCGCAGCAGGTAGGTGTCCAGCTCGTCGTCAGTGATCGCTGACGTGAAGAAGCGTGGGGCTGGCTTGGCGAAGGGTAGGGTTGGAAGCACTGTGGGTAGCTGCATAGGAGCAGCGTAGCGGGTGATCTCTTGCATCGTCGTAGTCTCCATTAACGCCTCTGCGCAGGTCCCAACCCGCAACCATGGTTGCGAGATCGAAGTGGGCGGCAGCGACAGAGGCGGAGGAACCAACCAGTGGAATTACTGATTGAGCTTACATTGTAGCACATCTTAAGGGTGAAGTCAAATTAGGGTAATGTAAGAAAACGAACAGGCAGGGGTAATGTAAGAAAACGAACAGGCAGGGGTAATGTAAGAAAACGAACAGGCAGGGGTAATGTAAGAAAAAGACAATGTAAGAAAATGACAACCATGGTCGTGAGATGCGATGTAAGAAAAAAACTTAACATTACAATGTAAGAGAAAAAGTACACCCTATCTAACGTAACAAAAATATCCTAACCGCAGGGTGTGGAATGTTAAAAAAGGTAATGTAAGAATGTAAGAAAAAAGGGCCTAATGTTAAGAAACGGAAAATGGTTTTCTTACATTAGCAACGCCTTATGGCATAAGGGTTTGAAGGTAGAAAGTAAGGGTAATGTTATATTGTTAAAAGAAATAGAGAGAGAATGGCGAGTTTGGGGTTTTTGTTTTTTTGGAATGCGGGAGAGAGCTGCACTTGCATAGAAGCGCAGTTTCCTGAAAAGCTCAAAAACCGTTCTTACAATATAACATTATAACATTGCTTGATTTCATTGAGGAATTTTCTTTACATTACCCAAACCGTTTTCTTACATTCTTACAATACCAACCTGCGGTTAGGAAATTTTTGTTACGTTATATATGACGTACTATGTTGACGTTAACGTAAGGTATAATGTAAGAAAAAAACTTAACATTACAATGTTAAGAAATCCCGCAACCATGGTTGCGAGATGCAATGTAAGAAAACCTAATGTAAGAAAACTAATGTAAGAAACTCGCGATCATGGTTGCGAGATGCGATGTAAGAAAAACACGATGATGGCCTCACACGTTGGAACTATCCTGAAAGGATAAAAAGAAACCCCGCAGCCTTTCGGCTGCGGGGCTAGGGCTAGGATGCGAGGATGATCAGAAGGGCGACGATGCTGGCCAGTCCGCCTAGGACGATAGCCATTTCGAGCAGGGCTCGAAAGATGCGGTAGAGAGGGTTCATGCGATTAGCTCCCGAAGGGCGGGCCCCTCTTGCGAGGGGCCCTAGGGGTTAGGCTTCCTCGGCTTCAAGGAAGGCGGCAATCAAGGTCGCCAATTCGCGGACCTCTGCGACGCGCTCGTTAGTAAACGCTTCCTCTGCCTCATCCCCTTCCACCTGTTCGCGTATCGTCTTGATCAGGAAGGTCAAGGAAGTCTCAAGCCCGACGCTAGCGCCTTGTGGCGCCTTTGGCGTCCCTGCCTTGAGGGCAGGGATCAGACCTAAGGAAGCCGCAAGAGGCTTGGCAAGGTCACGGTTAAAACCTGCGGCAGTAGGAAGTTTGCCATAGGTCCGGCTATCCGCGCCTGAGAGAGGCACAGTCGCCTTATCCAAGCGGCGAACCGCTTCTGCGTCATCAATGTCTTTACCATTGAGGCTTGCCGCTTCCTTGATAGCTTCAAGGATAGACTTGCCAAGGTCCGAGAATGAACCGTCTTTCTTGAAAAGGTCCAAGGCGTAACGAGCCGGGACTTTAACGATAGCCTTTGCGTCTTTGCTGTATTGCGCTTCCGTGTCAGCCAAGACCAAAGCGGCGGGTAGGCACCGAGTGAAGCAAGCGCGCATTGCAGGGGTATCAATGCCCATTGCGTCCACGATTGCCGCAAGTTGTGCCTTGCGCATTAGTCCATCGACCTTCCCTTTCTCAGTCATGATAGGGAAGGGATAATCCGCAAGACGGAAGACCTTGGACCGAGAGGTCTGATTGTCACCCTTGCCAGAGGTGACAACGGCGCGGAAAGTCATATCGCCGCGCAACCATTGCATGAGCCCAAAGGTCACAAGGGAAGTCCCGTGCTCGATAGATGCTTCGCCAGAAGCAAGGAAGGTGGACGCCAGCACAAAGGCCGACGCGTTTGAGGTTACTTGAGTAGACATAGTGTCGTTTCCTATTAGGCATGATCGCCTAGGTACAGAGGGAGTTGTCCCGCCGCCCAAAAAACTTACGAAATAACCGTGTCATACGCAATAGGGAATATAAAGCCCAACGATTTCAATGGCTTAGAGCCCTAGGGCTATCTTACGACCATGATCGGGGCCCCACGGGCCGGGTACCCCCCCAAACCAGATATTTGGGGCCCCGGCTCTATATTACACTATTTTGCACATTATATGAGCATCTCTCAGAAACCCCCCCGTCACCTTTTCTATTTTGCTACCCCAGGGGGGTATATATTTTTTAGGGAGGCCCCCACTCCTTTCAGGCTGCGCAGCAGCCGGGGGGTATATATTTTTTCAAGTTGTTTTTCACCTAACTCCTGTTAAAGCAGGGGTACTGTGTCGCTTCGCGACCTTACAAACATCAGGGTAGCCCGACCCCATGCCTACAGTGCGTCTAACGCCAGACAAGACTAACCCCATGCCCTTTGACCTCACCGAGGAAATGGCAGGGACCTTTGAGGATGAGATAGCCGTAGCCGCAGCAACTGCAGAGCTACAGGTAGACCTCGGGGCCCCCATAGAGGTCTCAGAAGAAGACTACGCCGCCGAGCAGCGCCTGCTCGAGGCGGTGATCAAGAACAAGAGTAAAACCCCCCTAACCCAGATCAACACGGCCTATGCCGCCGCTGCGTTCCTCCGCACCTACGGGTCCACGATGGCGCTCGATGCTGCCTCTGCGCGGTCGGCCATTACCAATAAGCTGCTAGAGATAGCCAACTGCGGTGAGACCAAGTTCGAGCTCAAGGCGTTAGAACTCTTAGGCAAGCACTCTGACATCGGTCTGTTCACCGAGCGTAGCGAGATCACCATTAACTACAAGAGCCCTGAAGCTCTCGAGGATGCCATCAAGGAACGGGTACGCCGCCTACTGCATGCAGACCTCATCGACATTACCCCGCTAGGCAAAGACCTCGACGAGGAGTTCGGTGTGGCTCCGCCAGAGAAGAAGATTGAGCCACCCTCAGAGTACGAAGCGGAGCTGGAAGAGTAGTGGGACGCCCAAGGATACACCCGGTAAAGACCCCCACCCCTAAACCGGGCTCGCCCCCTGCGAACCCGTTCGCTAATATATCCCTTGCGGATATACCTCGCATCCTACCAGCACTGTCTCCTGCCGACCAAGAGCAGCTCCTCGCTCAGCTCGACCACCTCGAGAAGCTCAAGCACAAGAGCCTCGCGCAGCAGCGGTTCATTAAGTTCGTCGAGGCCATGTGGCCGAGCTTCATTGCAGGAAGACACCATGCCAAGATGGCGGATGCGTTTGAGAGGGTGGCTAGAGGCGATTGTAAACGCCTTATTATCAACATGCCTCCTCGTCATACTAAGTCTGAGTTTGCATCATACCTCCTCCCGGCGTGGTTCTTGGGTAAATTCCCCGGTAAGAAGGTTATTCAGACAAGCCATACGGCGGAGCTTGCTGTAGGCTTTGGTCGTAAGGTGCGAAACCTCGTCGACACAGAGCACTACCACAACGTCTTCCCGGACCTCGTGCTGCAGTCAGACTCTAAGGCTGCTGGTCGATGGAACACGTCCAAGGGCGGCGACTACTTCGCTATCGGTGTTGGTGGTGCGGTGACAGGTAAGGGTGCTGACCTGCTGATCATCGATGACCCGCACTCTGAGCAAGAGGCTGCGCTAGCCGAGACCAACCCCGACATCTACGACAAAACCTACGAGTGGTACACCTCAGGGCCCCGGCAGCGACTGCAGCCCGGTGGGGCTATTGTCATAGTCATGACGAGGTGGAGCAAGCGTGATCTTACAGCGCAGGTGCTAAAGGCTGCAGCCCAACGTGGCGGTGATGAGTGGGAGGTCATTGAGTTCCCTGCACTGCTGCCATCTGGCAACCCCCTGTGGCCTGAGTTCTGGCCGCTAGAAGAGCTGAGCGTCCTTAAGGAAGAGCTGCCCAATTCCAAGTGGATGGCGCAGTACCAGCAGAACCCGACGTCCGACACGAGCGCCATAGTCAAGCGCGAGTGGTGGAAGATGTGGGAGCCTGAGCGGCCACCAGAGTGCGAGTTCGTGCTTATGGCGTGGGACACGGCCTTCGAGAAGACGCAGCGAGCTGACTACTCAGCCCTGACCACGTGGGGTGTGTTCTATGCTCCTGACGACAATGGGATCGAGCAGGCCAACATCATCCTGCTCAATGCGTTCAGGGAGCGGATGGAGTTCCCACGGCTGAAGCAGGAGGCCATCGACCAGTACAAGGAGTGGCAGCCTGATAGCGTGATCATCGAGAAGAAGGCGTCTGGTGCGCCGCTGATCTACGAGATGAGGGCCATGGGCATCCCCGTGCAGGAGTTCACCCCATCGAGGGGGAACGACAAGATCAGCCGCCTCAACGCAGTGTCCGACCTCTTCGCGAGTGGTAGAGTGTGGGCTCCTAACACCCACTGGGCCGAGGAAGTCATTGATGAGGTGGCATCCTTCCCGTCCGGCGATCACGACGACTACGTTGACTCTACTTCGCTAGCCCTTATGCGTTTCCGAAAAGGAGGCTATATAGGCACTGCGTTGGATGAGGTCGATGATGTCCGAGAGTTCAGAAGCAACCGAAACAGGGGGTACTACTGACCTACCCCCTACCCGTAAGGCTGCTATGGCGGCTAACTCTCGCAGATATTTTACGGGTAAGCCGTGTCTTCACGGACACACCGCATACCGCTACACGACGACGGGCTACTGTTCTCAATGTGGGCACGCAAGACTTGCAAATGGGGCGCACAAAGCAAGATGGAAGGCCGCTAACCCTAAGAGGTCATGGGCAATATCGTCGGTGGGTTCCGCTAAGGCTCGGGCCGCAAGGAAAGGCTTAGAGTTCTCGCTTACCTATAGGGGGGTACTAGGGATAACCCCTGATATATGCCCGGTGTTCTACACACCCTTTAGGTTTACAGGGAATAAGAAGATGGGAAGCGAGAGTGCATCGCTGGATAGGCTAGACCCTTCTGTAGGGTATGTAATGAGTAACGTAGTAGTGATATCTTTGAAGGCTAATATGATCAAAAATGCCTATAGGGCACAGGATATTGCTCGGGTAGCCGAGTGGTTAAAGGAACAGGGATATAATTGATGGCCACGCAGAAATTTATGGGGAAACATAAACTGCTGCAACGCCTAACCGCTCAAACCGGTAGTAAGGGTATGGCTCGTGCGATACTTATTAAACGCGGGCAGATGACCCCTGAAGGAGTTCTAACTTCTGAGGGTAAAGCTCGTGATGCTATGACTGCTGAAGAACGTGCAAAAGACAGAGCGGCTAAAGCCTCTAACAAGAAGCCCAGTGCCTTTGTTTATAACCCTAAGACAAATACCGCTAAATTAAAGAAGCGCTAGGAGATACACATGGCCGTCGATAAATCACTCAGCCAAGCCCCGCTCGGTCTAGGCTCTCTTTCAGGCATGCAGCCCTTGGATATGGGCGCAGATGGCGATGCGCCAGCCTTGGAGATCGAGATTGAGGACCCCGAGAGCGTCTCGATCAATGGTATGGAGATCGACCTCGACGGTAAAGACGATGAGGACGAGGGTCCAGACGACTTTGATGCCAATTTGGCCGAGTTCATGGACGAAGCGGCCATGAAAACCCTCTCGGGTGACCTATTGGGTGACTTTGACGAGGATATTTCGTCCCGCAAGGACTGGATCAACACCTATGTTGACGGTTTAGAGCTTCTAGGCATGAAGGTTGAGGACCGTACGGAGCCTTGGCCGGGAGCTTGCGGTGTCTACCACCCGATTTTGAGCGAAGCGTTGGTGAAATTCCAAGCTGAGACCATTATGGAGACGTTCCCAGCGGCTGGACCGGTGCGGACCAAGATTATCGGGGAAGAAACACCCGAAAACAAGAAGGCAGCTGCCCGCGTTGAGGCAGATATGAACTACCAACTGACCGAGCGCATGGTTGAGTACCGACCTGAGCACGAGCGCATGCTCTGGGGCCTTGGTTTGGCCGGAAATGCCTTCAAAAAGGTCTATTTTGACCCCTCTTTGGGGCGTCAAACGTCGATGTACGTGCCCGCTGAGGACATGGTGGTTCCCTATGGAGCGTCGAGCCTGCAAACGGCTGAGCGCGTCACCCACGTCATGCGCAAGACCCCCAACGAGGTCAAGAAGCTGCAGGCACAGGGCTTCTACCTTGATGAGGACCTCGGTGAGCCTACGGATATCTTCGACGAGGTAGAGAAGAAGATCGCGGAGAAGATGGGCTTCCAAGCCTCCTCTGACGACCGCTTCAAGCTGCTCGAGATGCACGTCGACGTCGACCTACCCGGCTTCGAGGACGAGGATGAGGACGGCGAGCCTACTGGTATTGCCCTACCCTACGTCATCACAATGGAGAAGGCCTCTGGGACCATCCTGTCTATCCGCCGGAACTGGGACCCTGACGACGACCTCAAGCAGAAGCGCAACCACTTCGTCCACTACCCCTACATCCCCGGCTTCGGCTTCTATGCCTTCGGCCTAATCCACCTCATCGGTGCTTTCGCCAAGTCCGGCACGAGCTTGATCCGCCAACTAGTCGATGCTGGTACCTTGAGCAACCTCCCCGGCGGCTTCAAGACCAAGGGCCTCCGCGTCACGGGTGATGACACGCCTATCGCCCCCGCTGAGTGGCGCGACGTGGACGTGGCCTCTGGGACCATGCGCGACAATATCATGCCGCTCCCCTACAAGGAGCCAAGCCAAGTCCTCTTCACGCTGCTGCAGAGCATCATTGAGGAGGGGCGTCGGTTCGCCTCGGCTGCTGACCTGCAGGTTAGCGATATGTCAGCCAATAGCCCTGTGGGTACGACGCTAGCCATACTTGAACGGTCGCTTAAGGTGATGAGCGCCGTTCAGGCTCGCATACACTACGCAATGAAACAGGAGTTCAAGCTCCTGAAGGTGATCATTCGCGACTACACCCCACATGAGTACTCCTATAAGCCTGTGGACGGCGCTCCGCAGGTTAAGCAGGCCGACTACGACACTGTGGACGTCATCCCTGTCAGCGACCCTAATTCGGCCACGATGGCCCAGAAGGTCGTGCAGTACCAAGCCGTCATGCAGATGGCTCAACAAGCTCCGCAGATTTACGATCTGCCGTTCCTGCATCGTCAGATGCTGGACATCCTAGGGGTCAAAGACGCCGCAAAGTTGGTTCCAACGACCGACGATGAGGAGCCTATGGACCCCGTGTCGGAGACCATGGCGCTATTGAACAGCAAACCTGTCAAGGCGTTCATCTTCCAAGACCATGATGCCCACCTAGCAGTCCATACATCGGCTATGCAGGACCCCGTTCTGCAGCAGGCTATGGGTCAAAACCCCAAGGCCCCTATGATTATGGGTGCAGCGCAGGCTCACATCATGGAGCATATTGCGTTCAAATACCGCAAGAGCATCGAGGACGCCGCAGGCGTTCCTTACCCTGCCCCTGACCAGCAGATGGACAAAGAGACAGAGGCCGAAATCTCCCGTCTTGCCGCCGCTGCAGCTGTTCAAGTTCTCCAAAAGAACCAGCAGCAGGTGCAGAACCAACAGAACCAGCAGACTGCTCAGGACCCCATCGTCCAGATGCAGCAGGCAGAACTGCAAATTAAACAACAAGAGTCTCAGCTCAAGGCGCAGAAGCTGGCTATCGATGCTACGGCCCGTCAGGACCAGTTGGACATCGAGCGTGAGCGTATCGCCTCTCAAGAGCGCATCGCAGGCATGCAGATCGGGGCAAAGATTGGCGCGGACAAGATGCGCAACTCTGCCCAGCAGCAGGTCGAGGGTCTACGTATTGGAGTTGATGTGGCCAAAACCATGCAGCAGCAGGAACACCAGACCAAGCAGAAGTTCGCTGACCATACTCACCAGAAGGACAGCGCGGTTCTGCAGCATATGATCCAGCAGGTTCAGCAGGAGGCTCAGCAGGCTCAGCAGCCCCAAGAGGCCCCACCTGAAGCTCAGCCCTCTGAGGAGGTCCCTGAATGAGCCACGACCTTGTAACGTACCTCCTCAAGAAGGTGCGCGAAGAAATTGCCGCAGTCGAAACAAGCCTCGCTCGCGGCGGTGCAAAGGACTTTGCCGAGTACAAATACTCATGCGGCACGGTCCAAGGGTTGAACAAGACCCTGAGCATGTTGCTCGAACTTGAAAAACGTATGGAGATCGATAGCGATGACTGACCTGTTCCTCGGCACAAACCCCGATGATCCAAGTATCGTGACTGAACTACCCGCCTCTGATGAGCAGAAGGCAAAACAGCTACCAGACCCCTCAGGCTATCGCATCCTATGCGCTATCCCCGAGATCGAACGTAAGACCGAAGGGGGCATCCTGAAGGCGGATATCACCGTCTCCAACGAAGAGCTTCTGACCTCAGTGCTCTTTGTGGTCAAGATCGGCCCTGACGCCTTCAAGGACGAGAAGCGCTTTCCCAGCGGACCATGGTGCAAAGAGGGTGACTTCATCCTGACGCGACCCCACGCGGGCACACGGGTAAAAATCCATGGGCGAGAGTTCCGTCTAATCAATGACGATAGCGTTGAGGCTGTCGTTGAAGACCCAAGAGGCATTAGCCGCGCATAAAGGAGAGAGATCATGGCCGAAGTTAATGACGACGACTTCGAATTCGAAGTTGAAGGTGTCGAGATCGACATCGATGTAGAGGACGACACTCCCGCCGAAGACCGTAATCGGCAGCCTTTACCCCAAGAGATCGTGGACGAGCTCGAGGCTGACGAGCTGGAAGACTATTCTGATAAGGTGAAGACCCGCCTTAAGCAGATGAAGAAGGTCTGGCACGACGAGCGTCGCGCCCGTGAAGCTGCCCAGCGCGAGCAGAACGAGGCTATCTCTGCCGCACAGCGCATGATGCAAGAGAACCAACAGCTTCGCCAGTCCTTGGTGCGGGGTGAGGGTACGCTCATCAAGAGCTTCCAGCAGTCTACAAGTATCGAGCTAGAGACGGCTCGACGCGAGTTTAAGGAAGCCTATGAGAGCGGTGATGCTGATAAACTGGTAGCAGCGCAGGAGCATCTACAAGATGTCCAACGGCGTATCTCTCAGTTAAGATCGTATAAGCCTACTTTACAAGCTGCAGAACAACCGGTACAGAATATTCAGCAGCCGGTAGTAGCACCGACTTTGGACAACAAAACGAAGGCGTGGCAAGAGCGCAATTCGTGGTGGGGTTCAGACCCGGAGATGACTGCCTCGGCACTTGGGCTTCACCAAAAGCTCGAGCAGCAACACGGTAACGGCTATGTCGGTACCGACGAATATTGGTCGTCCATCGACACAACGATGCGGCGCAGGTTCCCCGAGTATTTCGGTGGGGCCGAAACCAGAGCACCTCGTGCTGGTAAATCAGCCACGGTGGTTGCACCTGCTTCGCGCAGCACATCTTCCAAAAAAATTGTGCTTAGTCAGTCTCAGGTCAATTTGGCCAAGAAGCTGGGTATCACTCCTGAACAATATGCTCGGGAATTTGCAAAGAGTAAGGGTTAATCACCATGTCAGAAGTCAGAACCACACGTGAACTAGACACTCGGGCCACGTTCGAGCGTCCAAAATCTTGGCAACCCGCTTCACTACTGCCAGAGCCGGATAAACAACCCGGTTATGCGTACCGTTGGGTTCGTGTCTCGTCCCTAGGACAGTCCGATCCGACGAACCTCTCGTCCAAGCTCCGCGAAGGATGGGAAGCAGTCCGTGTTGAGGAACAGCCAAAGTTTCAGATGCTGGTCGATCCGAATAGCCGGTTCAAAGACAATATCGAAGTCGCAGGTTTGCTTCTTTGTAAGGTCCCTACAGAGTTCATGGAACAACGTACGGCCCACTTCAATAAAGCAGCCCAAGGCCAGATCGAGTCAGTAGACAATAATTTCATGCGAGAGAACGACCCCCGTATGCCCCTCTTTAGGGAACGGAAGTCGACCTCCTCGTTCGGCAAAGGCAAATAAGCTAGGAGCTTATAGATGGCATATCCTAATATCGCATCTCCATATGGCCTGCTTCCGCAGAACCTGCTTGGTGGTCAGGTATTTTCGGGTTCCACCCGTGAATATCCCATCCAGTTTGGTTACAACACGAACATCTTCTATGGTGACTTCGTGCAGCTGTCGCGTGGCTTCGTTAACCGTGCAGCGGTCTCGACCGGTACCGGTTTGAACCTAACTGTTGGTATCTTCCTTGGCTGTTCGTACACGAACCCTGTCACCAAGCAGAAGACCTTCACGCAGTTCTACCCTGCTGGTACCCTCGCGGGTGACATTGTAGCTATCGTTTCGGACGATCCAGACGCCGTGTTCAAGGCTGTGGTGTGCTCTTCGGGCACGACCGTCGCTTCGGGTGCGTTCGCCATGATTGGTCAAAACGTCTCGGCTATCGACAACGCCTCGGGCTCCCAGATCACTGGTGACTCCAAGAACGCTGTTCTGGCCCCTACTGCCACTCCTGTCACCACCACTCTGCCACTGCGCATCATCGACGTCGTTAAGGACACCGCTGTTTCGCTTGGTACGGTTGTTTGGTCTGCGGGTACCTCCACCCTGACTGTCAGTGCGCTTCCAAACGCCCTTCCAGTTGGTACGGACGTGGCCATCCTCGGCACCAACGGCCTTCTGGCCCGTACTGGTTCCTTCGTGGCCACTGCCGCTGCGGCGGGTGCTACCTCGATTGTTCTGAACCAAGCCCCAACCTTCACTATCGGCTCTGGTAACTTCGGTACGACTGTCGTGCTGACCCAGTACCCAGAAGTGTTGGTCAAGCTCCAGTTCGGCGCACACCAGTACTATTCCGCCACCGGCAACGCCTAACTCTGGGAGTTATTAAGAAATGGCTATTTCACGCGCACAACTTCTGAAGGAACTGCTCCCCGGCCTGAACGCTTTGTTCGGTCTGGAGTACAATCGCTACGGCGAGGAACACAAAGAACTTTTCGACATCGAAAGCTCTGAGCGTTCCTTCGAAGAAGAGACCAAGCTGTCGGGCTTCTCGGCTGCTCCGGTCAAGACCGAAGGTGGTGCTATTGCCTATGATAACGGGCAAGAAGCATTCACCGCTCGATACAACCACGAAACCATCGCTCTAGGCTTCAGCCTGACCGAAGAAGCCATCGAGGACAACCTCTATGACTCTCTCTCGGCTCGCTACACCAAGGCGCTGGCTCGTGCCATGTCCTATACCAAGCAGGTCAAGGCTGCTGCAGTTCTGAACAACGGCTTCAACTCTACTTTTGTTGGCGGCGACGGTCAGGCACTCTTCAGCACCGCGCACCCGCTGGTCTCTGGCGACGTTAACTCAAACACGCAAGCCACTGTGGCCGACCTGAACGAGACTTCGCTGGAAGCCGCTGTGATCCAGATCGCAGCATGGACTGACGAGCGTTCGCTCTTGATCGCTGCAAAGCCCAAGAAGCTCATCATCCCACCCGCGCTGATGTTTGTCGCCACCCGCTTGCTGGAAACCAGCCTGCGCGTTGGTACCACGGACAACGACATCAACGCCCTGAAGAACAACGGGTCGATCCCTGAGGGTTATGCGGTGAACCACTTCATCACCGACACCAACTCTTGGTACCTGACCACGGACGTTCCTAATGGTATGAAGCACTTTGTTCGTACTCCATTGTCGACTGGCATGGACGGCGACTTCGACACCGGAAATGTTCGGTATAAGGCCCGTGAGCGTTATAGCTTCGGCTGGTCCGATCCTCTGGGTATGTTCGGTTCTCCCGGCGGTTCGTAATACGATCCACTAGGGTTAACGAAATAGAGGGGGAAGGGGTGCAAACCTCTTCCCCTTTTCTATGTGCTGTGCTAGCTCTTACGTACCTAGTGATAAACCAACCCGCTGACTGTCTAGGCAGACTTCCTCAAGACAGCGGGTGCAGATAGAGGATATGTTATGGGTACTTCAACCTTCTCCGGACCAGTACGCTCTGGCACCGTCCGTTTTGGCACTCTTGCCTCTGGCTTGAACACGGGTCTCCCCGTCCTGACCCAGACTGCCACCGTGCCTTTCGGCGTGATGATCACAACTTCCCCTGTGGCCCAGCGCCTCTTTGTGCTTCCAGCAGGCTCTAAGATCGTTCGCTTCACTGTTGAGAAGACGACCGCTGTCTCGGGTAACTCGGTCTCCGCCGTGAACGCCACGTTCGGTACGGCTGGCTCTGCCAACGCTTACTCGACCACGCTCGATATCGGCCTAACGACCGCTCAGACTGCTCGCGCCACCTTGGACGCGGCTCTGGTGTCTTCGGCTACCAACAACATCGGTACGGTCGATGTGCCTGTCTTCGGCACCTTTACGGCTGTCACGGGTAACCCAACTGCGGGTTCGGCTGTTGTAACCATCGAGTACATCCAGCGTCTCCCTAACGGTGCATCTTCGCCAACCACCTTTAACGTCTAAGTTAGGGGTCAGCGATGGCTATGCAAACTGACGTTAAGAATATCCATGCGAACGCTTCGGCGCAGCTGCTTCCGATCAACCAGCGAACCCGTGTGAAGGGGCTAATCCTCACTTCCACGGGCGGCGGTGCGGGCACGGTACAGTTAAAATCAGGTGGTTCCTCTGGGACCATCCTGATTGAGATCGATGTGCCAGCCACAGCAGCGTTCCACAACGCACTCGTCCCCGGTGAGGGTGTACTGTTTACCAATGGCGTCTATGCGACATTGACGAACTGCTACATCTCGATGTTCTACGGATAAGGGCCTCATGGAACAGCATCCCGACATTCTTAAGCCGATGCTAGATGTGTTCTCAGTAGCCACTGTAGTAGGGACGCTTGCCAATATGTTACCTGCCACAGCCGCAGCTTTCAGTATCGTGTGGTCGTTAATCCGCATCTATGAGACCAAGACCGTGCAAGGCTGGCTTCATAAATGGCGCTCGAACAAGAAGGAAGTTTAATATGACCTCTCCAGTGATGCCTAACGATGGGCGGCAAGTGCAAATAGCGCCCCAACCCGTCACTGCAGCGCAACGTGCAGCAGTTCCTTCAGCAGGTGCGATGGACCCTCGTATTGCTGCGGCTATGCAGTCTGCGGCGCAGATGCAGGGTGCTGGACGGGGTGCTGGACAGGATGCCGCAGCACCCGCTCGCCCTGCAGGCCCGTCACCCGCTCAAATGAAGCAGGCAGCAATGATGCGCAGGCAGGATATGGTACGCGGTCCTAACCGCGCCAAGGGTGGTCCAGTCAAAGCCAAGAAGTACGCTAAGGGTGGGGCTATCTCCGCTGGCGGCTCCAAGGGCACGACGATGAAGACCACTGTTAAGCGGGCTATCAAACTGCCTAAGGCCAAGGGTTCGCCCAGTGCAGCTAGCCGTGGTGATGGTTGCGCCCAGCGGGGTCGCACGAAGGCTAAGATTGTCTAATGGCCAAGTCTCCTGCTTGGACGCGCAAGGAAGGGAAGAACCCTAAGGGCGGCTTGAACGCCAAGGGTCGAGCTTCTTACAATAAGGCCAACCCCGGTAAGCCGGGGCTGAAGGCTCCACAGCCTGAGGGTGGCTCCCGTAAGAAGTCCTTCTGCGCCAGAATGTCAGGTATGAAGAAGAAGTTAACGAGTGCCAAGACCGCTAATGATCCGAATAGCCGGATCAATAAGTCTTTGAGAGCATGGGATTGCTAAGATGAAAAAGCCTAAGATTTCTCCTAAGAAGGTCATGATGGCCATGATGGCTAGGAAGGCCGCGTCTTCTCCCTCCTCTGACGCTATGGGCGGCTCTCCTATGGGCGGCTCTCCTATGGGCGCTATGGGCGGCATGAAGAAGGGCGGCACCACCAAGACAATGCCCTCTTCTAAAGATATGGGGTCTATGGGCCTCAAGAAGGGTGGCGCTGGTAAGATGATGGGTCCCGCAGGCGGTAGCCGCGATAGTAAGGGTCCAACACGTGCCGTTGCTGGTAACTCTCATCTGGGTATCGACAAAGGCCAAGAAGATAAGCCTAGCGGTATGAAGCGCGGTGGCTCCGCCAAAAAGATGGCTATGGGCGGTAAAGCCGGATGCTACGCTCGTGGCGGCGGTGTCGAAGCCAAGGGCAAGACCAAAGGAAAGTTTGTGTAATGTCCCTCAAAGATGATCTAGGCGGGTTAGCTCCTTTTGCGGGTATCATCCCCCAAGCCATCATGCACCAGAGCGAGTCTGGGCTTATGGGGGCTCTTCCGGAGCTTTTGGACCCCGCTAAGAAGAAGAAACCCATCATCACTCCTACCGGTACCGGCAGCACGAGCCTTAGCAAAGCTGGCGACAAGACACTTGACACCGATGGTATGAAGCGCGGTGGGCGGGTAAAGAAGATGGCCAAAGGTGGCTCTGTCTCTTCAGCCTCCAGCCGTGCTGATGGTTGCTGCACCAAGGGCAAAACTAAAGGGCGATTTGTATGATAGCCTCTCGGGGAATGGGGAATATCAACCCTAAGAAAAAGCCCCGGAACACGGTTGTTAGTCAGGCTCCTGATCCCACCGATAGCACTCGCTTTGCTAAAGGTGGGAACTGGATTAAGGGTGCCATCAAGAAGCCCGGAGCTCTTCGGTCTGCTCTTGGTGCCAAGAAGGGCGAGCCTATCCCTGCTAAGAAACTGGCAGCGGCAGCTAAGAAACCGGGTAAACTAGGACAGCGGGCACGGTTCGCTGAGGTCCTGAAAGGCTTTAAGAAGTGACCACGAGTGGCACTAGCACGTTCAATCTGAACCTCAACGAGCTTGTTGAGGAAGCGTTCGAGCGTTGCGGTGCCGAGCTCCGGACTGGTTATGACCTGAAGACTGCTCGCCGTAGCCTCAACCTCCTGACCATCGAATGGGCTAACAGGGGTGTCAACCTGTGGACCATCGAGTCCGGGTCGATCCCCTTGGTGCAGGGGCAGGCTACCTACACGCTGCCAATCGACACCATCGACCTTATCGATCACGTCGTACGTACAAGCCCCGGCACGACCAGCCAAGTTGACATCAATATCAGTAGGATCAGCATCGACACCTACTCGTCGATCCCCAACAAGACGGCGCAGGGTCGCCCTATCCAAATTTGGATCAACCGTCAGAGCGGCGCTACCTACCCGACCACGGGTGTGGCTTCCCCCAACGTGGTGGTCTGGCCTACCCCGAACCAGAGCAGCTATTACACGCTGGTCTACTGGCGTCTGCGCCGCATCCAAGATGCTGGCACGGGTGTGACAACGCAGGACATACCCTTCCGCTTCCTTCCGTGCATGGTCGCTGGACTGGCCTACTATCTGTCCTTGAAGCTCCCTGATGGGCTGAACCGCACCCAGATGCTGAAGGCCATGTACGACGAGGCGTGGCAGCAGGCTGCTGACGAGGACCGCGATAAAGCATCTTTGCGTATCGCCCCTCGCATCTCCTTGTACTAGGAGGGTGGCATGCCAACAAAGTTTGCCTCTGGCAAGAAAGCGATCTCCGAGTGTGATCGTTGTGGTTTCCGCTATCCGCTGAAGCGTCTACGTTCATTGGTCATCAAGACCAAGGTTACAAATATCCTCGTATGCCCAACCTGTTGGGAGCCAGATCAGCCGCAACTGCAGCTAGGGATGTACCCGGTCAATGACCCCCAAGCCATTCGTGACCCCCGTGCGGACACTAGCTATTACCAGTCAGGACCAACAGGTCTGCAAATCTTCACGAATAGTCCGCCAAACCCCAATGCTAAGCTGGCCTACGGATACCCTTCAGATGGTAGCCGTATTATCCAGTGGGGCTGGAACCCTGTGGGGTTGTTTAATCCTTTGGCTTTTCCTGATCTTCCAAATACGCTAGTAGGAGAAGGTGCCGTTGGCACCGTCACCGTGAACATAACCTAGGAGACCGTGTAATGGCTAAGAGCGATGCTAAAGAAGACATGAAAGTCGATATGAAACAGGACAAGAAGATGATTAATGATGCCATGCACAAGCATGAGCGCAAGGATCATCCCGGTAAGCCTCTGACGACTATTGCCAAGGGTGGCAAGGTCAAGAAGATGGCTAAGGGTGGCAAGACCAACGCCAACATGCTGTCTATGGGCCGTGGCCTTGCTAAGGTCGCCAATCAGAAGATGAAGGGCTAGTCATGTCTGATCTCGATTATAGCAAGCTGTATAACTCGATCACCGAGAACCCGCTGCCCTCACGGCGCAAGCAGCCTTCTCCTGTGCCTATCCCAGAGGTAGGCGGCTATCCAGCCAAGGTTGCCAACACCCAAACGATGAAAACTCGTGGGACGGGTGCGGCTACTAAGGGTACCAATTCCAGCACACGGATGGCCTAAGACATGAACTACGCCACGCTCGTTTCGACAATACAGGCTTACGTCGAAAACGACTTCCCAACTACACCGGGAACTGGCGGGCTCACGTCTACACAGCAGATCAATACGTTCATCCAAGAAGCTGAGCAGCGCATCTATAGCGCCGTTCAGCTCCTGAACCTTCGTAAGAGTGCTACCATCACTATGGTGGCAAATAACAAGGCCTTATCCACACCCGCAGACTGGCTGGCTACCTTTGAGTTTGCCGTCATCGACCCCACCACAGGGCAGCATGACTTCTTGCTTAACAAGGATGTGAACTTCATCCGTGAGGCGTTTCCTATCCCTACAGCCACGGGGAAGCCGACCCACTATGCGATGTCGGATGCTACCTCATTTCTGCTAGGCCCTACGCCTGACCAAGCCTACACGGGCGAGCTGCACTATTTCTATTATCCGCCGTCCATCGTGACCGCAGGTACCTCATGGCTTGGGGACAACTTTGACTCCGCCCTACTTTACGGTTCGCTGTTGGAAGCCGGTACCTTCATGAAGGGCGAGGCTGACGTCCTAGCTGGATACCAGAAGCGCTACGAAGAGGCGATAACCCTGCTTATCATGTTTGCAGAGGGCAAAAACCGCCAAGATATGTATCGTACTCCGCAAGCTCGTTATCCAGTAAGATAGCTACACACCTAAGGGGCTAATGAATGGCTATCACTCAGTCCATGACGACTTCTTTTAAGGCTGAAGTGCTGCTCGGTGTGCATGACTTCCGGGCCTCTGGAGGCGACACGTTTAAGCTGGCGCTCTATACCTCCTTGGCTAGCCTCGACGCCAACACGACGGCCTATACCACCGCTAATGAGGTTGTGGGCACGGGCTACACAGCGGGCGGCAAAGTGCTAACCAATATTGGCGTGACCACGGCTACGGATACGACCTCTTCGGGTACGGGCTACGCAACCTTCAGCGACCTAATTTTCCCTGCCGTAACCCTCACAGCCCGAGGAGCGTTGATCTACAACACGACGCCTTCGGCCCTGTCCAACGACGGTACCACACTGGTTAACCCCTCTGTAATTGTGCTGGACTTTGGTTCGGATAAAACCGTTACAGCAGGAATTTTTACTGTCACGTTCCCATCACCCTCAAGCACCACCACCATCATTCGGATTTCGTAACATGAGCCGCGATCTAGCTGATCTTCATCATTCCGTGGCCGTCAAGGCTCACGCTCATATCGATGCCTGTAAAGCTGTAGGTATTGACCTACTCGTAACCTGTACCTACCGCACGTTGGCTGAGCAGGACGCGCTCTATGCGCAGGGGCGCACGGCTCCCGGTAGCATTGTGACTAACGCCAAAGGCGGAGAGTCCCTGCACAACTACCATGTCGCCTATGATGTGGTGCCGCTACGGCATGGTAAGCCTGTCTGGGGTACCACTGGGGAGGATGGGGTTCTATGGGCCAAGGTTGGCGAGCTAGGCAAAGCTCAAGGGCTCGAGTGGGCCGGGGACTGGAAGAAGTTCAAAGAGTACCCCCACTTCCAGTACACCAACGGCCATCCAATCTCCTACTTCAAGGCTGGGGGAGTACCATGAAGCAGTTCTTCACTCAGCTTTTCACGGGCAAAGACAACAGCACAATCGATCTAGGCCGCATCCTGTGGGCCAAGATGTGCCTCGTCTACTGCGGCGCTACGATCTTTGCGATCTACAAGGGCCAAGTCATCTCCTATGAGATGTGGGGCGTAGGTGCTGGTGCGTTGCTAGCCGCAGGCGCAGGCGGTCTAGCACTGAAGGCTAAGACGGAGCCAACCGAATGAACATGGGCGACATTCTCAAAGGGGCCGTGCCCATTCTTGTGGCCTGCATCGCGTGGCTGCTTGGTCAGGTTAGTGGCTTTGAGAGCCGCCTAACCAAGATTGAAAGCGGGATGCCAGTGCTGCTCACGGCAGATGGCGTGCCTACCGACAGTCCTATTTCGGCGGCTGCACGGGCGCGGATGCGTGAAGACCTGTACGACCAGATCAACGAACTAAAAGTGCGCGTGAGCGTCTTGGAGCACGAAAAGAAATGATCCCGCTGCCATACATGCTTGGAGCCCTTGTGGCCGTCTTCATTTTAGGCTGCGCTAACGGCTACGCTATCCGTGATGGGGCAGCTAAGTCCGCCGCCGCTAAGGCATTTAAGGCCGCAGAGGCCCAACGGGTAGAGCTACAGGGGAAGGTTGATGCTATCTCAGCAAAATATGAGGCAGAACGTGAGCGAGCTACCAAGGTCCTCTTCGAGCGGACCAACACGATCCGGGAGTTTTATAAGCAAGGGCCTACGGTGGATGCTAATTGCGCCCTGCCTAATCCTATGTTCAGCCTGCTCGTCAACTCCGTCCGTGACGCCAATGCCGCAGCTAGCAGCGAACTTGGCACAGAATTGCCCATCCCTATTGCCGCCTCCAACCCCAGCCATTGATCCTGCTAGACTAGAGTGGGAGATAGGGGTACTTAGTAAGTACGAAGATTGCTCTAAGAGACATAGGTTGACCGTCGATGCGTGGCCTAAAAAGCCCGCATCCTAGGGGTTCAGGTTGTGGATGCAGTGACTTGGGTACTAACCCCATCTTAAGGAACGGTTATGGCAAGTACATATAGTCAGCTAAAGATCGAGCTGCAGACCACGGGTGAGAACAACACCACGTGGGGTACCATTACCAATACCAATCTTGGTACTGCGCTTGAAGAAGCCATCACTAAGACCGCTGACGTTACGTTTGCCAGTGCCGATGTAACTTTGACCCTGACCGATACGAATGCCTCTCAGTCTGCTCGACGCGCACGACTAAACCTGATTGGCACCACAGGTGGCGTGGCTAGAAACCTGATAGTTCCCACCATTCAAAAAGTTTACATTGTTAACAATGCTTGCGCCGACGCCATTACAGTTAAGAACGTCACGGGCGTGGGTATCGCTGTCCCTGCTAGCACTACCCTATGGGTCTATAACAACGGCACGGATGTTGTCAGCACCATTAACTACCTTGTTGGTCTAAGCCTTGGAACCGCACTAGCTGTCACCTCGGGTGGCACAGGTGCAACAACTCCTGCTGGTGCTAGAGCATCCTTAAGCGCAGCTATGCTAGGCGCTAACAGCGACATTACCTCACTCTCGGGCCTCACGACCGCCTTGAGTGTGGCGCAGGGCGGTACAGCCGCAACCTCCGCTGCAGGTGCCAGAACGAACCTCAGCGCCGCTGCCTCAGGCTCTAACAGTGACATCACGCAGCTCTCGGGCCTCACCACGGCGCTCAGTGTGGCGCAGGGCGGTACAGGGGCTACAACGGGTGCCGCAGCCCTCACGAACCTAGGTGGCACGGCTGTAGGTACAGCGCTCTTCACTGCTGCTAATGCTGCAGCAGGGCGCACAACACTGGCTGCAGCGGCCTCGGGCGCTAACAGCGACATCACACAGCTCTCGGGTCTTACCACGGCTCTGAGCCCTGCACAGGGCGGTACAGGGTTAACCGCCGTTGGCGCTAACGGCTACGTCATTACCTCTAACGGTACCAGCTTCGTCATGGCTCCTGCACCGGGTGCGGGCTCGGTCTTGAGTTTTAGTGGTGGCACGACGGGACTTACGCCTAACACAGCCTCCGTAGGGATCATCACACTAAGTGGTACCCTTAATGTCGCCAATGGCGGCACAGGGCTTGCTACGCTAACCGCCAACAACGTGATGCTTGGCAACGGTACCTCTTCGCCAACCTTCGTTGCCCCCGGCACTAACGGCAATATCCTTACGTCCAACGGTACGACATGGTACTCAGCGGCTGCTCCAGCAGGCGGCGTCACGACCTTCAGCGGCGGCACCACAGGCCTTACACCTAGCACAGCCACTGCTGGCACTATAACGCTCGCAGGTACCCTAGCAGTCGCTAACGGCGGCACGGGTCTTACAACCCCCGGCACCTCGGGGAACTTTGTGCTGTCGAACGGTACAGGCTTCACGTCCACCACACCTGCTACGGTTCGCGCTGCTGTAGGTACAAGCGCAGCCCTAACCAAGACAGCGGCCTACACAGCGGTCGCTGGCGATATTTTGGCCTGTAACACGATCACCACAGCGGCCTTCACGGTCACGCTTCCAGCCTCTCCGGTCGCTGGAGATTTGCCTATCGTGATCTTCGATAGCGGCACGACGGAGACCGTCAATGGCTTTGCAACTAACAACCTAACCGTTGCCCGTAACGGCTCTACCATTCACACACTGGCAGAAGACGTGATCTTCTCGACCAAGGGCGTCTGCG